AATTCAATTTACAATATCCCGTTAGGATAAATGGAGCGGAAGACGGGATTCGAACCCGCGACCCCCACCTTGGCAAGGTGGTGTTCTACCACTGAACTACTTCCGCATATCGCAATAAAAAAAGCTTTCTCCTTATGAGAAACCTTGGTAATAATACATTTAAGCTTCCAAGCGGGCTCGAACCGCTGACCTCTTCCTTACCATGGAAGAGCACTTAGAAAGTTTTAAAAAGGTTTCGTAGGACAAATGTTATTATAGCAGGGTTTAGATTAATGTCAATACGTTTTAGACAAATTTAAAATGGGGACGAATAATCTTGTTCGTCCCCATTTCGTCCCCATGTCCCCACTTCCTTCTATATATATGGTTATTGAATAAAAAAAGAACACCGACTCAGGAGCATTCCAAGTCTATGTGTTCTTTTTTATTTTTAAGTTCGAGGCAGCCCTTCCTGCTACCTTAAACAAACATCTTGGAGCAAAAAAGGATTTACTATGGTTAAATTTTGTTCTTTCTTCTTTTCAAGAACCATCTAACAATTAAATAAATGATACCTAACCAAACAATAATCGGAATAATGATACCTAAAGTCGCCATAGTAAATTCCTCCTATTTTTCTTTTATTTGACAATAAACCCTATGATTTCCCTATTTTTTCAAGTATACTACGAATGTATCAAACTTCAAATAGGAAAGAGGTAGGAAAGAGTGAAAAAACGATCCTTATTAATGCCTAGTCTCGCCGCTTTGTTATTGGTCCCTGTTGCACCAGCATCAGCGTCAGAAACACCACAAGTCCACAACCCTTCAAATGCTATGCAAGCCAAACTTGCTACGTCTCAAGCAATGGACACAGAACTCGAAATGAAAAAACTAAAAGAATTAGGACAAGATCCAGAAAAACTCCAATTCAAAGATGGACAATCTCTCGAAGTTAAATTTGATGACGGCAGCCGAATTGTCTACTCCCTAGAAATAACTCCTACATCAAAAGAAAATCTTCCTAAGAACCTCACCCGAAGTGACGCTGACATCCAAGCCACATACAAAACATACACTTTAAGAAAACAATACTTCTATGTCACAGCAAATGCCAACATTTCTGTCAAAGCAGATATTAAACATGAAGGAAGAAGCTTAACTGTAAGAAGAGCTTACCATGGTTTCCAAGGTACATTTGCTAAAAACGATAAACAGTCAAGCCGTATCATTCGAAAGAATGCTACAAGCCCTAAAATGGGGATCACAGAAACAAGTGGACAGTTTACGTTATATGCTTTCGGGAACATAGCTGACTACTATACAAGGAGCTATGTACTGAGAATGGATATTGATACTGCTGGGTTCGCCGTACTAAGAGTAATGCAATAATGTAAAGTTAATCAATCCACACAAAGCCTCCTTTTAATTTATAACTAAAAGAACCCATCTATGACGATGGGTTCTTTATTTAATAATTTTTAGTGTCCTTGGTGATCCCGCTTCCCAAGTTACATATTCCTTTCTTTTCAGAGCATCTAACAGCCCTTTCACTGTACTTGGTGAGGTTAACCCTAACATATTCATCAATTCTCTATATGTAGGAGCAAACCCCTTTTCATTAATGTATTTTTCGATAACTTGGAGCGTTTCAAATTGTCTTTCTGTAATTTTACGCATAATTCTTGACCCCTCTTTTATATGCTGCGGGAGAAACAGCAAGGATATTTTCGATTGTAAACGTCTTTGTTTGACGGCTATTGAAACAAAATGCCCTTATGTAACTCTGATTGATTTGCCGAACAATTATTGATCGTTTTGTGATAAGACCGTCATTTCTCATATAAATCATATCTAATGCTGTTTTCTCTGTTAACGAACGTTTCAAGATCGATTCCATTGCTCATCTCTCCTCCTTCTTTACCATTATTTTATACGAACATAAGTTCTAATTCAAGTTGAAAAGCGAATGTTTGTTCTGGTATTATTTACTCAAGGAGTGATGAACATGTCTGAAGGAATTTATGATAAGCGGTGGGAACAAAAATTTATTCTGCCCGAACACAGAGAAGCGTTATTACATAGAAAGTTCGAAACCAAAAAAATTGAGAAACCTGTTCTCGATGAATACCAGCTCGAAGAAATGGCGCGGGTTATTTCAGAAGCAATGGAGTTTAATTCTCCATTAAACATAAGATATTACAGAAATGGTTTCATTGAAGAGGTATTCGGACATGTTCATTACATAAATGAAGTTAATCAAAGGCTACATGTAAAGGATTTAAAAGGGGATACTAATTTTATCTCAGTTGATTCCATTGTATCTGCTGATATCAAATAAAAAAACCTCCATCTTAGAAGGAGGTTTAGAAGTAATATTATCAAGTTTGAAGACGATCTGAAGCAATATGAAATGTGTTTTGAGTTTGATCTTCTGTTAAGTTGGATCCGAAACCACATACTAATACAAGTGACAAACCCAGGATAAGGCATACCTTCTTTTTAAAAGTCATACAGGCATTCTCCCCTTTGAATTTGTGTTTGAGTCTCAAGCATTTTCTGATGATATACATAGGATGTTTCAAATTCTTTTGAGTTTGCGTAAGCAGCTGCGGTCTCACAGGCAATGTCTTCAATATATGAGTAGTTCTTATTTTTTTCTAAGTACTCTATGGTTTGATTAACACCATGTTGATCTACTGCATCGACATAAAGAGCTTTTAAGTATCCCTGTAATTTTGCGAAAAGCTCATCACCTTGATAAAGAGCTGCTGACAAACCTTTCTTACTTACTTGGATAGCTTCATTCATTTTTCCTTGTTTGAAAAGGATTTTTGCATAAGAAAATAAAGAATGTGGCAAGTTTGTGAGCTTTTCTTTTTCTGTAATCTCCACAGCTTGCTTCATGAATACTTCCGCTTGCTCGTAATCACCACTGTCAGCAAAATTTGTGCCTAAATTATATAGCGCAGAACTAATCAACCTCTTGTTATTCAATTCCCTAGATAACTCTAATGCTCTTTCAAGATGCGGCTGACTTTTTTCATAACGTTTAAAATCAATATAATTTCCTGAAATAACAAACATACATTGAACTTTCCGCACCTTATAAAGTTCATATTGATTATAGATATCTAACGCTTGTTTAACGTGATGCATAGACACATGACTTTGCTTCATACCATAATATGCTTCAGCTAACTTAAAATGAAACTCTGCCCTTTCGATCTCATCGGGGACATGTATAAGCTGCTTTTCCGCTTCTCTATAATAGTAGATAGCTTTCATGTATTGCTTCTTATCAAACTCGTACATCCCTCTAAAGAACAGAGAATAATACGACAAGAGACCAGATATACCTTTATTTGAAGTCTCAATTTTTTCAAGAAGTTCGTCAATAGTTGGTCTTATACGTGTTGTTACGGGTTCTAAATAATCTAACATGAGCTGATGACGGAATTTCATTAGGGAGAAGTAAATGAGTAAATACTCATCTTCCTCCATCCGTTGGATCTCTTGCTCCACCTCTGACTTTAAAATCTCTGCATCCGGGACACTAAATTGACGTATCATTTTATACCATTCATTGATCTTTACGCCAACTTCTGACGATGATAAAACCGGATTCACAAGACCCCTCCTTATATACCTTTTTATGTAATATTCTAACATTTCCAAAAATATGTATGACCGCAAAAAAACCGCAAACTTTTGCTTCGGTTCATTTCTTTCAATTACTCATCTTCCAAATAAAAGGACTTATTGTATTTCTCACTCTCTTTATATGGTAAAATTTTGTTAGTTATTGAACCACAAAGCTTAACAAGAAAGGATATGATCATGAAGGTATTTGAAGCTAAATCATTGCTTTCTGAAGCAGATAGACGCGCAAAAGAGTACAAGGAACTCAGATCACAAATGGTTAAGCTCAGAAAAGCATTTAAAGACGTAGCAAACCTAGATGACAGCGAGTTTTCAGGTAAGGGTGCAGACAACATTAAAGCATTTTATCATGATCATGTCGGTGTTACAGATCAATGGATTGATCTTATCGATATGAAAATTGCCTTCCTTACAAGTATCTCTGATGTTGTAGAGGAAGCCAGCTTATCAGATGCATACGTCGAGGAGTCTTTTTTAGAGCATGAACTTGCAAATGCATATAAGAAATCAAAGGCTATTATGTCCGAACAGAAGAAAGCAATGAAGGACATTCTGAACGATATTGACGATATCCTACCACTTGATTTGTTTTCAACAGAAAACTTTAAAGATGAACTTGCCAGTGCAGATAGGAAACGTGAAAAAACAATTGATAAAATTGGACAAGTTGATGATGATTTAACAACTGAATATGCATTAACAGAGCCTAACGAACAATTCATTCAACAAGATTTTAAAAAACTTCAAGAATCAACAGGCAAAGGGAAAAATGCTACACCTATTCACTATAATGCCAAAGCGTATAGAGAAAGCGACATACATAAGAAAAAAGGCGATATTGAAAAACGTACAGAAGCTTATTTGACGATTAAGAAGAAGGAAGAAAAAGAACGAGAAATTGAAAAACTGAAAGAAAGACTAAAAAACTATGATTATGCGGATGCCGATGAATTTTACTCAATGGCAAAAACCATTGGTTTTGAGAATCTTACTAAAGATCAACAGAGTTATTTCACACAAATTGAAAACACACGTGAGTTGATGGCTGGAGCCAAAGGTACTGTTACAGCTCTTTATGATATGACAGCTGAAACATTAGACTATATGGCACACAATCATCCTGTCGACATGCTTATTAATTCTGCAGTTGCAGTTTATCACTATGATTCCACATTTAATTCAATTAAAGATGCAATTATAACCTCCTATGTAAGAGACGTAAAGAACGGTGACACAGAATCAAAGGCTCATTGGTTTACATATGCAGCAGTAAACATCTTTGGCTTAAAAGGTGCTGGTTCAGTTGCTAAAATAGGAGTAAAAACAGCTGGAAAAGCTGCAGTCAAAAAAGTGTCTAAAAAACTGGATGAAACTCCTGATCCACTAACAGCAATTAAACCGTTTGTCATGCGAGAAGATGTAGTTGTAGCAGGTGGCATGCCGTATAATGTCATCAACGATGTGAGCGCAAAAGACAGGCTGCTTCAGCTTGCTAAAAAATTAGATGAAAGCAGAAAGCCGTTTACTGGGCAAAAGATAAACCCACCTTGGTTAAATAAAGAGAAGTATGAAGCATATGAAATAAAGGGAAATGTAAAGGCGAAAGGTAAAATTAAAGATGTAAGCCGTAGAGTATATACGATGAAAGATATCGATCTTAATCAAAAAAATCGTAAAGGCCTTACGAATCTTCAACTGATGAAAAATGGTAACGCTCCGTTTGCAAAAGATGGCACACAGATTAATTTACATCACTTGATTCAAGAAGAACCTGGACCAATGCTTGAAATTCCAAATAGCTTACATACTAAATATAGTGGCATTATCCATAAGCTTAAATCTGACGGCGAAAGCTTTAGAAACGATCCAGTTTTGAAAGCCCAGTATGATAATTTCCGAGATAGGTATTGGAAGTGGAGAGCAAAACAATATGAAAAATAAAAAAGGAATGAGAGATATCAATGGATTTATATGAAAAAACTATAGAATTTATAACTGAAAATAAAGCAGACGGTTATTTTACTGGAGGAATAGGTGAAGAAGAGATTATTAATATAGAGAAGGAGCTTCAATTACAACTTCCTGATAGTTATAAATGGTTTCTGAAAAACTTTGGCTCTGGTGGCTTATATGGAATTGATACTTTGGGGTATGACTATGGTGGAGCTTCTGTAGTTGAAACCACAGAAGAATATCGTAATCATTTTAATTTGTCTGAGGGACTTGTTGTAATAGAAGATATAGATTTTTTTGCATATGCCTTAGATACTAACAAAATGAACAGTAATAATGAATGTCCTGTTTTTATTTGGGATAGGGTGCTTGGATACCAGGACAAGCTAGCCGATAGCTTTATTGAATTTTTCTATAAAAGATTGCTTGAAAAAAAAGAAAACTGGGAAGAAGATGAAGACTGGGACGATTAAGTCAAAATTAATTAGAATTTAGAGCCCCTCATTATATGAGAGGCTTTTTTATTACTTCAATTTCGATTCAATTTTCGCTTTAGTCTTAGGCCCATAAATACCGTCAGCAGTCAGACCATTTACTGACTGGAACCGTTTGACTGCATTTGCTGTTTTCGGCCCGTATACGCCATCAATGCCGTTATTTTTCGCTCCTTTATCCGGGTAGAAATAAAGAGCAGCCAGAGCATTTTGAACTTGTCTGACATTCGTTCCTTTCGTCATCGGACTTGTCACTTTAATAATTCCGGAAGGAAGCGGGTATGATGTCTTTTTGCCGCTTGTTTTAGTGCTGCTGGATGAACTGGATCCTTTTAGTTTCAACTTTTGGCCAACTGTAATTTTATTCGGGTCTTTAATGTTATTCCAGCTCTGAAGATTTGCCACACTCACTCCGTGCTCTTTTGCTATTGCAGAAAGAGTATCACCTTTTTTCACTGTATATGTTGTTCCGGATACCGAAGAGCCGCCTGAAGACGCTGAGCTTTTGCCCCCGATTTTTCTTAATTCATCAGCAATAGCGGCTTTTACTTCATCCCATCGACCCTCTGACAAAATCCGGTGAGGGCAATATTTCCCGTTCCAGTCTTGGTGTTTGCGAACTCGATCAACACCCCAGCCGCGTTCTTTAAGCAGCTGCGCCACAAACTTGATCGCCAGCTTTTCAGCAGCGTAGTATTTAGCGCCTCCTGACTTGCTGTAGCAGATCTCTACCCCGATAGACTTGCGGTTTCCTGGACCTTCTTTTCCATCTCCTGTGTGCCATGCATTACGATTCAACGGAAGTCCTTGAATAACCTGTTTATCATCCACCGCAAAATGATAGCTTGTTGAGCTTGTGTTGTTCTTCATATAAGAAATTTCATTCTTCGCTGAAGCATCGTTTGCCGTATTGTGAATAGTGATATATTCCGGAACCATAGGATTCGGACATTTCAAAGTGTATTTTTCTTGAGAAACTAAATTTTTCACCACTTTAATGGCCATGATATTTCCTCTCCTATTCTTTTTTTAGATTAAAAAAGGCTGCCAGCCGGCAACCTCATTTAGTTAGATTGTTTTGTTTTAAAATTGCTTTCTGCTTGTGCCCTTTGTTTGTCACATAGTTATTTTTGAACCAGGTTGTCAGTGTCGTGCCGATAGTGAAGATCAGAGAGCCGGCAGTGTATAGCGCATCCGCCAGTTGGTTCACTTGTGCATCAGTAATATCCAAGGGTGATTTACCAAACATCAGCATAGTTTGGTTGATAAGTGCAATTAAAAGAAGCACTGTCCGAATGACCGTGCCTTTGTCATATTTTTTCATATTCGTAATTCCTCCCTATTTTTGCAACAGATTATAAAGAATTGCGATTGCTCCCCCTATAATCCCTGTGCAAACTGCTGTAATAATAGCGCCCGTGATTGTGCGTTTGATCCAGGTTGTATTCTCATCGATTTTGTTTAATTTTTCGTTCAGCGTCATGATTTGCTGGTCCTGTCGGTCAGACACGCGCTCTAATGCGGAAACCCTCTGTTCAAGTGCTTTGTGCTCACCTTTAATGTCCGCTAAATCCTGCTGAAAAATATTCACATCAGGTACCTCCGTCGGTTGTGACATCAGTACGCCCCCCTTTTATTTCATCTTCTTCACCTCCTTCGAGGCAAAATAAAAGGACAGCCGGATTTTATGAGACGGCCGTCCCTCTTACTGAAAAGTTTCCATTCGTCAAAGATTTAAGTTCCATCACAATTTCTTTAAAACCAGTAATATCAAAAGACCAGGCTTCTGATTTACCTTTTGTGCTTGTGGCAAACGTGCCATCGTCCACTTTTTGCCCTCTGAGGGCTCGTTTTGTTCCAGATAAGGATTTACCCCAGAATATTAATTCGCTTGTCTCTGCTGTCCCATAAACCTCAATGAGCAACGTTTTAAATGATCCAACAGTGAACGGAGTACCTTCCCCGACTGTTTCTGTTTTGTCATGAAAAACAACATCTATTGTTTTTGCTTGTGTGTCCAATGAGCTAATATTCAAGCCTTCAGTCTGAACTTTTAAACGACCTTCATCGGTTAAACTGCTCTTATCTATTTGCATATTGAGCGGAGCAGCTGTTGTAATAGGAACAGCTTGTTTAATATTTATATCTTCTTCCCCAGCGCCAAGCGACTGATAAAGTAAGAATTCAGATTGCTGCAGGTTACCATTTGCATATCTGAAGCGGAAATATCGTTGTTTTAAGTGGATCCAGTCAGTCTCACCGAGCGTCCCCGCTTTTACCACTAATGAAGAAACTGTGGTCCACGTATTCATATCATTACTTTCTTCAATGAATAAGGTTCCTTCACGATCAGAATAAGCGTGACCTTTTACTTTTGAAATTAAAACCTGCCCTAATCGATCTTGGCCATATTGTGTATACACTTCAGTTGCTTTTAAGACTTTGTTTGTCAGCAGTTCTGCATTACCCGAAATGGCAGCCATCGGCACCACAAAATCTCTGTTTCCTTCTCTGTACGGCTTGGCCGCTCCCGGCTTACCCGCTGCATCTGTTGGAAATTGAAAACTATACTTCACCATTTGAAATCCTCCTTGCTATTGTTGATCTTTAGCGGTCAATTATAGTCTTTACATCGTGCCCACCCCCTTTCAGGCAAAATAAAAAAGCCCTAAATGGCTTCTCCTGTGATCTCTTTATACTGTTCTACAGTGATTAGATTTTTTTCTATTCCTTCCTGTAAATCTTCAGCCGAGCAATCTTTATAGTGGATTGCTTGCTTCACCATTTCAGGGGTAGCCCAGTTATAATACAAAGCCAATACCCAATAATTCATACGTTATCCTCTCCTTGTAAGGAAAGTAGCTGCAGCTTTACTTCAGACAGCTTATTTCCTAATGTCTGGTTTAGTTCTTCAAGCTGTTTGCGAGCCAACTTTTCTTGCGACAATTCTTGTGCAAGCAGCGCGACCTGATCAGGTGGCTCGTATGGTGGATTGCTTTTTGATTTTTCCCACCAAGCTTGTAATTCTTCCTGTGTCGGTATTGGAGCCCTGATGTTCCATTCCGCTATATAGGACGGAGATCCATCACCATTATTTTGAACGATAAAATCCTTTGTGGGATCCGCTGTCGGGTACTTATAAAGGATAGCTTCACCTATATTCATTGTTACCTCCTAAAATCTTGGATAATTGCGGCCTCCAAGTTCTTGAATATCAAAAAAGTTGAAAACACCGTTTTTATCATCTACCGCTCTTTTTAGTGTTTCATCTCCACCATAGTTACAATAACACCAGATCTCAACATAATCTCCTTTATTCATTGGTACAGTGGCATTCCCATTTAGGCCGAGATTCATTCCGTTATCCTTTTCAGTAAAGTCTCCCCTCATATGATGAAGCGTCTTATACTCTTTCCCATTTAAGTACACTTTCAGATGAAAATTTATATATGAGGTGTAGTTTACTGTGTATATTCCGGCCCCAATCAAATACATTCCGTCATTCGGCGCAATAAATCGGTTATTTGTTGTGTCAAAAGCATTGTGACTGTCCTTGATTTTCCTATTAAAAGCGATTTTAGTGTGGTCAATCTTTTTCAAATATTGAATTCCTGTAGTTCCTATGTTTGCATGCGCAAATCCTGAAATTTTATCCCACGGAGTCCAGCCGGAACCGCTCCACCAATGCCTAACCCATACACCAGTGCTATCAAGATAAGTCCCTGACTCATTACCTGTGCCGTAAAAGTATTGTGTGAAGCGGGAATTATTATATTTCTCGTTTTTTACAATTCCGTATCGCAAAGGATATCCGGTTGTGTTACCTTGGCCAATATCCATAAGAGTAAGGCCGAGTGGATATGATTCTCCGCTTGTTCTCGCGTCCTGAATTGCGTTTGTTCCTGTAAGAACGGTCAGGTTTTGATTAGTAAAGTTTTCTTGAACATAGGCTTTTGCATCTGAAAGAGCCTTATCAGCTTTCTCTTGTGATGCTATTTCTGTCTCAAGCTTCTTCCACCCCTGCCAATTCGTTGTGCTGCCGTCATAGTAGTTTGTAAAGACATTATTCTTGTAATCTGTAGCGTAAACCCAACCATACATACCTTTCCCATCAGCAGAAAGGCCAGTAAGATGAAATATCCCTCTTGTTGAAAATATTGAAGGAGAATTAACAGCTTTTCCATGCGCGTAGAAAGTACCCATTGTCCGGCCCTGATCAACTATTTTTTGGAGTATGTCCTCTCCTTCATTCGCAGCGATTGACACACCGCCATGATCTGCTGTAATTTTTGATAATTGAGCGCCATTCCATTTGTCTTTATCACTTTTAGTAACATGGATATCTTTATCATCAGTGTGAACAGCCAATCTTTTAATTGATCCTTCTTCAGTTTCGTACTTTATCCAATCAGACCATGTTCCGTTAACTAAGGACTTTCTCCAAAATCCGCCATCTGCGGCCATGGCCATTGCTTCCCCACTCGTCGAAGAAGAACACAAGTAAATACCGCGAACCGCTTGAGGCGGTGCATTAATGGCATCACTCGAAATGTAAAAAGTAAAAGTCTTTTTCTGTCCTATCGCAACACTATGAAAGTCATAACCTTGACCGATGTTAATAAGAATGGATCCATCGTCTTTCGTTATTTTCGAAAGCTGCGCCCCATTCCATTTAGCTCGCTCTTCATTAGTAATATGCCGCTGCTGATCTTGATCGTGCTGATCAAAGTCTTTTTTTGCCGCTTGCTGTACGTTCTCAACATCTCCCAATCCCAATTGTTCCTTTGTCACCTTGTGAGGATTGTTCATGTCGTTTTTATGAGTTGCTAAATCTTTATGAGCGTCTTGAATGCCTTTCTCCCAACGGTTCACATCGTCCTCATTGATCGGGTCATCCGGCAGCCAGTCTGTTTTTGCTTCATATGCCATTTATTACACCACCTCAAAAGTAAATCTAAAGTCCAGCGTTCTATTGTTACTTACATCTAAATCTGTTGTTCTTTCCGTAATCACGTTGTTCTGTTCATCAAGAATCTGAACACTCTCAATGTGTTTGATATCTTCTTCCCGATGGGTAAGCACTGTAACAACTGCGCCCTGAATGGTTATTTCCACAATCTTTGTTTCATTCCCATTCAGTAGCACTTTCGATATCCTACTTTTCAAATCTGCAGCTGTACGCTCTCTATAAACTTGCGTAATCATGGTAAAACCACCTCGTTATTATTGAGCGTGACGGAATAACCCACCATCAGCTCACTTACCTTTCGATATCGTCTGTTATTCAAAATGACAGTATCTTTTATCTGGAGTGGCTCATTTAAAGCAGCTCGCAAGGTATACGCCAAGTGAGCCGGCTTCATGTTCTCCAGTGTCTCTATGAGCTCGCTCATGTGCTGCATATCATCTATATCAATATCAACATTAAAGCGGTACTCACCGGGAAGCAGCCGGACCTGAGCGGACGGATTCTTTAGAAACCGGTTCAATGCCTGTTCAATAGCTTTATACGTTGCCGGCGGGATATTGGACATTTTTGAGATAAGACGTAGCCGGCGGATCTCATACGTATCCCCGGACTCTCTCGGAACGTTCAATATTTTTTCCCAACGTTCAAGCCCCCAGGTTGCTGTTGTGACAAATAGCTGATCTGTCAGATCAAAGATGCCGTTATTTTGCTTTTCAAATTCGGGAGCTTCTGCCTGAAGAAGTTCAGCCATTTCCTTTAACTTGGTAAGGAACGGCGGCAGGTAAGCGGTCATTTCATCGAGTTTGCTCAATGATTGTCACCTTCCCAAGCTTAGGAATTTCTACGTCACTAAGAATTAAATTTTCAGCCACGCCGTTGATTTTGATATCTGCATAATCACTTACTGAGGGTGAATTATAGACAATATTATTGATCTGCGATAAGCGGATGACATTGTCTTCGAACGCCATCTTTTTAAATAGATTTAATACACCTGATTCGATTTCTTTCTTCACCTGATCAATAGAGCTATTGACCTCAGGAAGCACCTCTGCTGATATCTCAATCTCTTTCCAAACCGCACTCTCCACCGTGACAAAGGCACCTATTGGCGCTTGTCCCTCGCCTTGTCCGGGTTCAGGGTCAATATAGTTTTTAACCTTAGAAATCAATATATCGGAAGCAGGTTCCAAGTTAGCATTGGTCACAACAATTTTGACTGTGCCATCCCCGTTCCAAAGCGGAAAAATTTTTGCCTTTCCGACTCCGTCAACTTCTTCCGCCCACTGTTTATAATGCTCTTTATTTGCACTGACAGCTTCCCGGCGAACGCGGGTAAAATATCTAGCTCTTAAACTGTCATCATCCTCTTCTTCACGACCAGGAATCAGAATCTCTTTCACAATAGCCTTTTGAAGCCCAGGTATAGTGTCTAATGACAATAGATTCTGACCGGATATGTTTGCGTTCCCTGCTTCTCCAGCTGTTTCACATTCCAACGTCCCGTCAGCTGTGTATTGAAAATACAGGTTATCAACAAAAAAGCGGGAGCCCACTGGAATGGTTACTCCTTCAGTAAACTCCGCTGCCCGGACTGCTTTCGTGGCAGCCGTTCGCTCGATGCCGGCTTCAGTAGCCCGACGATCTAAAAATTCCCCTTGTGCTGTGTCTGAGAAGACAAGTTCCAGCACAGTATCGAGCCAAATATAAGACTTGGCCAATTCTGCGGCTGCAGGAGCTAACGCGTTATAAATCACGCTTCCTTCCCTTGTATCAATGTCCGCTGAAATTCTGTTCAGCATCCGGTCCATAATTTCTTCAAAAGTTTGATCTTCAAACATCTTCACCAAGCACCTCCTCGATCTCCAGTTTTCCCTCGTCCGTTTCGACTGTAAAGGAAACATGGAACGAATCACCTTGTTTTTCTATTTCGAAATCTGATACAGAGGAAACACGATCGTCATAAATCAACGCTTCCTCTATTAGCCGCGGAATCTCCATTTTCTTATATGCGTCTGTTGTTTCATTATCTGCCAAGATGTCTTGAAGCTCATTTCCAATGTCATGGCTGAAAACAGAATAGGCGTATCGCTCAGTATGAAGGGATAAATATACAAACTGCCTGATTGCTTCAAGGCCTGTAATCATCTCATTTGTGATACGGCCATTTTCAAAATCTATTTTGTAGGTTTGCGAGGTCTCTATGACTTCGCTGTCATCTTCAATATCATCAAATTCAATTTCTGGCGAAAGGGCCAACTTAGGCACCCCCTATATTTTGTCGAGAATAAAAAATGATTGTCCGCCTTTTAAGGAGACAACCATCACATTCTCGCCCATCTTTAGTTCTTCATCTCCTCCAGCGCGCAGCCGCTTAGGAATAATAATCAAATCAGACGGAATAATTAGCTTTTCATTTTCATTGAGTTTAATTTCAACAGGAGAAACGGAAACCACTTCAGCCGGCAGAATATCCACCGGCGACTCAGAATCAACGGCACCGACAGCCAAATGCTTGATCGCTTCACTAAGTCTCATGAGGAAACACCATCAGGAATAGAGTTTTTCTCCACAACATCAATGGTCATCGTGTGCGTGGATCCTTTAAATTCATGTTTGTCTGTATCGATCCAGTATGTTTTCTTAACCCCGACTTCCGGAATTGAGATATAGACAGGCAAGCCGCTCTGAAGATCCGGAATCCCAATCGCTTGAATACTCTTGAGTTCTTTTTTAACACCTTTTTTCTGTGCTTGTTTGACTTTCGCACGCTCCTGAAGCTGCGCCTGGTTAATGTTATCAGAAACCGTTTCGACATACTGAAGCACACCATATTTACTGATGCCTGAGCTGTCACTTGCGGTGGCTGTGTATGTTTTATTGTCTTTCTGCCGGCGGAGCTTTACTTTTGTGGCCGTGTCATTAATTGAAGTGCTGTATTGATAGCCAGTGATGTTCACACCCGTCTCCAGCACCCATACTTCTGACGGATCAGGCCAAGCGCGAAGGCCAAGCTTTCCCTTCGCAGAATATAATTGATAATTCCTTCCGGTTTGGCTTTTCGTTTGTTTCAAGGCTTTCAGAATCATGTCATAAAGGCTCGTATCGTCTTTGAACACAAGTGATTTAATTGTATGACCTGTGTTTGCAATAGACGTTGTGGGAATCTGAAAGTCTCTTGCCAGACGTTTTATGATCTCGTCTGCACGCTTATTAGAGAAAACATAAACATCCTTGTTTTTGACCAGATATTGCAGCATATCATAAGCCGTAAAGGTCAGCCCGTGTTCTTCCGGATTGCGAGAAAACACAATGCCCCGGAACAGTTCTTTGCCCTTCCACTTAAATAAAACTGTATCCCCTTCAGATACGCTGTAATATGAATGGGTTCCCTGTTTCGTAATGATCTTGGCCGTGATCGATCGCGGCGCCTGATACCGTTGCCCTTCGAGGGAAACACTTTCAGTTACCAGCTCAAGCCATTCCGTTTCTTTAATGACGAAAAGTTCTATCATGTCATCACCTGCTTATTGCGGTATCTTTAATTTTTGACCAGGAAAGATCCAGTGTCCTGGTTGCCTGATATTCCGTTTGCTTCGTTTGATCATAGCCTTTTTATTGACGTTCCAAATCTTGCGCCATTTTGTGCTGTCCCCATAAAATTTGCCGGCAAGGTCCCACAGTGTATCGCCTTTTTTAACCGTATATGTTTTAGGAGCTGATTTAGATGGCCGTTTCTTCTTCGTCTTTTTCTTCTGCTTGATCTTCCGCGGCGAAGCGGTTTTGTATTCCTTCAGTTTGATTTCATAATCACGATCACCTATGTCTTTTTGACCCTCACTATAAGAAAAGCCTTCAATGCTGCAGGTGAAGTTTATTTTCGTGCCAGTAATCAAAAATTGAACCGTTTTTTTCGCTTTTGCCCATTTCTCAATCTTAGCGATAGCATTTTCAGGAGAAGGAAATCCTTTATACTCAGCAAGCGGACTGTGTTTCTTTGGAAAAAAAGAAGAGAACGAAATCTCTTTCGCTCCCGGTTTATCTATAAAAGTGATCTCCCCAAAACTGGCCACTTTTACAGACTCATTTTGAATAGTGTTGGATATATCAATTTGTTCAGGAAGGACAGGGAGCCGTAGCTTGTCCTTCCCTTGTGAAATCCAGAATTCATAAACAGATCTAGTCAAACGCGACGACTCCCTTCGTTCCAATATTAATATCTTGTTCAAGCTCAGCGACAAGGGCCTGCTTAATTTTTGAGACCAGACTGTTCACGTCTTGATCGTTGTAAAAATGTTGGTCGCCGTTAATCTGAATAACGACTTCCTTGCCGCCTGCAGCTGTAACTGTTGTTTGTTGGCTGCTTGTCGTGGCAGCAGTTACCTGGCCAGATGATAATTCAGTTTGGCCTTTTTGTGCAGGATCCGTGACTTCCATTCCGAGAGCTTTAGCTGCTTGAGCCAACAGATAGCGGCCACGTATGCCCCGCTCCTCCGGAATGATCCATTCACGTTTATTTCCTTCACCAACACGTGCAATCTGCTCTTTGGTAATGAGTCCGCCGTTAGCGTAACCAACATACGGTCCACCGCGTCTCATGCTTTTAATACCAGGTACATTGTCAATAGAGCCGTATCTGCTTTTGATGTAGCCAATCGCGGCAGCAGCGTTATGAATCGGATTTCTAATGTTACCCATGCCTGGCGCTTTGTGTGCGTTAAAAGTGGTTGGTACTGTCTGCATGAGCCCTTGGGATGGATTGCCTGCCTTCGCGTTACTATCCCACAGGTTAATGGCGTTAGGGTTGCCTCCTGATTCAAACTTAGCAATTGTCATCAATCCCGGAAGCCAGCTTAATGGTGTTTTTGTGGCCATCATTGCAGCCATAAGCCACTGTTTCACATTTCCGCCTACTGCGCCCATTCCGGAATAAGCAGCTGCCAGTGAACCCGCTTGTTTTTCAGCGTATTTTTTCACATCGACAGAATCCAGTCCTTTTACAACACCGACAGAGGCAAAACGCCCCAAGCTCATCATGACACGAGAAGGCGAATGGATATCTAGCTCCTCACGGAAAGCTTTCTCGACTTTTTTTGCTAGTTCTTTGGCAGCTTCATGAACTTCACTTGCTTTTGAAGTCATGCCTGAAACAAAATTCCCTATCATTCCGGTTCCCCAGCCATTTGATGATTCTTTAGACTTCAAAAATGGCTTATTCACATGAGTATTTACATACTGATCAGTGCCAGTTTGTGAACTATTTTGGCCGGAAGCAAACCCTTTGATCGTACCAGTTCCCCATGAAGAGGATTTATTCACAGTGCTCTGGAATGGTGTTTTGACTTTCGTCTGCAGGAAGCCATCTGTTCCGGTTGCCGTACTGTTCTGGCCGTTAGCATAACCATTGACCACTTGCTTTCCGTAATTCGGAGAGTAGGAGATCAAATTTTTCATAGGCTGGCCAACGTTTTTCTGTTTCCAAGCATCCATTGAAACGACTTTATCCTCAATACCCTGATCAAAGCCCTGCGTGAACTGTTGGCCGAAAGTAGATGCCTGTTCATTAAGGCTCGATGTATCAACGGTAGGAGACACTGTAGCGGAAACTGTTGCTCCGCCAGCTAGAGGTGAAACAGCTGTTTCTCCACCTGCTGATGAAGCAGAAGCCATGTCATCAACAACGCTCATTCCTAGTTTAGAAGCGGCCTGAGAAAGAAGCATTTTACCGCGACCCTTGTTGTTATCAACAGGGATCACAAACTCCTTACCTGCTTCACCAATCCATGAAATGGTTGGTTTCGTAATATAGCCGCCCGTCGCATTCCTTTCAGTTTCAAGAACACTTTTTTGTTTAGGGAAAATACTTGTTGGCGCTGATGATTGAGACTGAACAAGACCGTTAATTCCTCCGCCCCCGCTTGTATTTTTACCAGGTGAAGACTTACCGGATTTCTTTGTTGTCAATCCAGTAGCTTCCTCACCTCTCCCTATGATATTGCCTATGATCTCCCCTCCAGCGTCAGCTAATCCTTTTAGCTTAATGACCCACCAAAAGGTATCTTCAAACTTCTCCTTAATTCCGTCAGCAATTTCTCCTAATGGATCACCAACATTTTCAGTGAACCATTTTTTAACACCTTTCCATGCGTCTGTCACTGCAGTTTTTGCTGACTCAAATTTTTCCGAAATGGATTTTTTGGCATCTTCTACTTTTGAGACAATTGGATTCCAAACATTTTCACTGAACCATGTCGAGACTGCACTCCACTTGTCAGAAATCCACGTCCATGCTTCGTTAAGCTTTGTCCAGATCCAGTTTGCTGCATTAGTGACAGCGTCACTTACCGGCGTCCACACATTTTCCATAAACCAAGTTGAGACTGTAGACCATAATTCTGAAATAAAAGTCCATGCTTCGTTGATCTTCGTCCAAATCCAATTTGCTACGTTACTAACAGCTGTACTGATTGGGTTCCAGACATTGTCATAAAACCAAGTTGCCACCTGAAGCCATTTTAATTGGATCCAGATTCGCGCATAATCAATATGTGCTTGGATCCATCCGGCAACAGTTGCCACTGCATTACTAATAGGATTCCAGACATTATCCATGAACCAAGTTGAGACAGTGGACCAAGTGTCTGAGATCCAAGTCCAAGCGTCATTTATTTTTGTCCAAATCCAATCAGCAGCATCAGTGACACCGTCAACTAATGGATTCCAGACATTATCCATGAACCAAGTTGAAACAATCTTCCAAAGAGCTTGGATACCATCCCAGGCAAATAAAAAGGCACCTACTACTAAATTAATGATCGGAACTGCCGTGTTATAAATGGGTGTCCACACGTTATCCACAAACCAGGATGACACGTCATTCCAAGTATCAGTCAGCCATTTCTTAGCATCCTCAAATTTATCGGTGATCTTATCAATCTTATCTCCGGCCCAATCACTAACAGGGGTCCAGACGTTATCCATAAACCAATCTGAGAAATCAGACCAAGTATCCTTCATCCAATCAACGGCGTTTCCTGCACCGTCCTGAATTCCATCCCATGCTTTAGAAACGCCGCCATCATCAAACCATTTGCCAATGGATGATCCTAAATCTGAACCCCCGATGCCGCCTGCAATACTACCGACAACTCCGCCGACAGCAGTGCCGACAACAGGGACGACAGAACCAATGGCTGCACCTGCGGCTCCTCCTGCAGCAGCTCCGCCAAGATTCCCAGCAAAAGAACCAACTTTCTCACCTGCATTATCTTTGTTCATCCCGAGTAAGTCGGTTGCAGCTAATGCAGTTCCCAAAAGAGGGATACCTTTCGCAAATTTACCGACACTTTTCAGCGGACTTAAAACTTTCCCGAACTTCGAGGCACCGCCCGTCGCTCGGCCTGCTGCACGAAGTTCTGATCTGGTTGTGTTAACTGAAGCTCTCGAACCGCCCTCTGGGTTTGCTGCCGTTCTTCCTGAACGACGTCTTTCCAGCTGTTCAGATGACACAGTGATAGATCTATTAGAAGGGTTCACACTGGTTGGATTACCACGTCGGCCAGAAGCATTTCTCCCTCTTCCTTTACGGCTGCGGTCACTTCCTCCGATACCGCTACAGCAACAACATGTTAAGCTACCGCTCCGGGGTAGACTTGTTGGACTCGATGCAGATCCGGAACTTCCGCCCCTTCTCCCTGAACCACGAGCAGCCTTTCCATTACGTCTGCCGCTACGTGTATTAGGGTCACCGCCGGGAGTACGGTTGGGAATCAACTTCCGAATTACTCCCGCTGCATCACTTCCGACAGTTCCAATTCCTTTTAAGAGCGGCCGTAGGATTTTCAAATATGCAATCAATCCAATTAAAGAAGGAATCACAACTTTAAAGGCTGTTTTTAAATCGTCCCAATGATTCACCGTCCACTCAATGGCCACATTCAGCTTGTCACCTATGGCCTCGCCAAGATCAGTAATATCCTTTTTGATCTCTTTGAGTTTTTCTTGACCTTCCTTGCTGTTTAGGAACGAGTCGATCTTGTCAAAGGCTGGGCCTAAACCGGTAAGCAGTGAAGTCCCCATATCCTTAGATATGCTTTCAAAATCTCGCATAGCGTCATTAATCGGTGTCATCGGGTTATTATCCCGAAGCTGAGAAAAGCTGCGTTCCAGTTCGCCTGTTGTTTTTGCACTTGTGCCAATGCCTTCAGCCATATCTAAAATCGGCTGTTTCAGGTCCTCATATTGCGTTCCTATTAGCTCCGTGGCGATAGATGCCCGCTTAGTCTTGTCTTTGACTTTTGATAAGGCATCAGCAACTTTAAATAAGCTTTCTTGGCCACTGATTGAACCATCTTTAAACCCTTTGAACATCTTCTCTGTTTCTTTGGCTCCGAATAGCGATTTGAACGCATCCACTTGACTATCAGACATTTCAGTACGGCGAATGTTAAATTCACGCATACTGTCAGCGAGGTTGTCGAAGTTTCTCGCCCCGCCCTTTGTTCCTTTAATCATGGCATTAGCGATCTGGCCGCCTGTGAGTTTCATGTCTTTAAAAGTGGAACTGTATTCATTCATCGTGTCCAGCAAATCGTCGGCCTGGTCACCGGCGTTCCGGTACACATACGCGATTAAATCCCCGCTGTCTTTCCCGGACATTTTCAAGTTGTTATACATTGAGCTGAAGGCCCGGTCCACTTCCGCCTGATCAGCATTCATGAGCTGTGCGATCTTGCTAGATGACTCTGTCAATTCAGCCAAGGCTTTTTTAGATGCTCCTGTCTGTTGTGACAAGGTTCTCAGAGATAAGCTGACTTCTTCCCGGGATCCTCCCGCTTTGTTGTCATAATAGATCTTGTCTGTCATTCTAGCAGCGTCTTTTTTGCTGACTTTCGAAGTGGCTGAAACATAAGCGTCTTGGGACATGGCACTTTTCCCGCTACCCATAATTGCACCAGCCGATAGTCCGCCACCAACTGCCAGGGTGACAGTAGCGTTTTTCAGACCGTCTAATTTTGCCTCAATTGCATCCAGAACCGCTGAAGCCTTGTCCTTAATAGAAACTGTAGGCTCTGCATGTTCGCTGTCTACATCAGACACATGGCGCCGGATATCATCTAATTGGCTTGAAGCACGGTCACGAACTGAAATTGTAGGCTCAGCGTGCGAGCGGTTCAAATCAGAGAGGCCACCACGAATTAAGCGAAAACGTGGTGTAGCTTGATCATTAACGGAAATCGTCACCTCATGGCTACCCTCAGTAAGATCCTCCGTTTGTTGGCGTATAGAATGTAAACCATTCGAGACCCGATCATCCAAACCGACTTCAAGAGATCGAGCCCGTCCGGTCAAGCGGCTTGCTGATCGGTCAATTCGTCTCATAACCCGCTCTGTTCGATCTTCAGCATCAAAAATAAGAGGGCCATTAGCGGCCCTGTGAAGTCTCTCTGCATTCCCTTGTATCTTTTGAAGCTTTCGGGTGATCTTATCTTGTAAATCAAACGTAGCTGTTAGTTTAGCCATAGTTAATTACCTCCCTTCTTCGCTTCCTTTTCTAACAGCTCAAGCTTGTAACTGATCAAACCATATAAGAGCGCCTTGAATTCTCTCGGCGCCTCATATAGTTCTTGTAATTCTGACGGGGCATATTTGAGCTCGTGCATAGCGTAATAAAGATACACGGTCTCTTTATCCCCGCCCTTTATTAGTTTTTTGCTGCTTCTTCAAGGTCTTCGGGATCATCCTCAAAACCATTGATCTCAATTGCTTTGTTCAGCCAGTTTGCATATTCACCGCCGACCGAAAGAACACGTTTTGCAACTTCCACCGGATCTTCTGTTTTGTAAGCTTCGCGCAGCTCTTTAGATTTAAAGTTCGGGTAAACAGTCGTTTCTACAGCAATACGAGCATAAAAGCGTTGGCTGTCTAAATCTTTCACCCGGCCACGGCCTTTTACATTTTTGTAAGTGGTGTTTTCTTTCTCCAGCTCGTCAATACGTTCTGTGGTAATAGCTTTAAATACAAACGGAATTACCTTTCCTTGCTTGTCCACAAACCGCTTTGAAATAGGCACTTCTACTTCTTCCGCTTCGATTGTTTGTCCTGGCATAAAGAATGAAAGATCATATGTTTTTTCGTTTTGTTTTTCGCTCATGTTTATTACTCCTTTTGTTTTTGTTTTGGTTGTCTTTAGGCAATAAAAAAACACTCTCTAAGTTTGAGAGTGTTATGGTACAATATGGCTTAAGTACAAAATGAATCGGCTTCTTAAGGGTGGTCTGGCTCATCCCCAACAGAAAGGGGGTGATGCAAAATGACAACTTTCGAAACAATCTATTTAATGATTGCTTTTGGCATGTTAGTTGCCACGTTGTCAAAGAAAGAAAAATAGACCTCCCTTGAGCCTCGGAACTTTGGGGAAGGTCTATCATCACTTGAATCCTTAAAGCCAGCCCACTTGGGCCTTCAATTTGTACCGACCCGGTGGCAGCCGGGTCTTTTTTTATTTTATGCATTTCTTGTGAAAGAAATACGTGTTTCTAATTGCAACTTGTGCATCTGGATTACTTCTAAAGTAATCTTATCACATTTATTCGAGAAATTCTCGTGATATTTTCACGTAATCTCGTGAATATCTCGAGAATTTCTCACATTATTTTCGCGATATCTCGTGTTATCTTAAATTTTCTCGTTTATTTTCAAGACTTCAGGTCATTTTATTTAGAACGTATCCTTCAGCTTTTCAGGAAGATCAAAGTCCTCGAAGGTAAACGGCACTTCCTCTTCCAATGCTTCGGAATCGACATCCAGTCCCGCAATCTTTGCAGAATCAAAGTTCACATCATAGAGAGTAACCCGCTCAGTCCCACGGCCAGATGATTTATCATCAAGCACCGCTTGAAGCGTGAAATAAGGATCTTCACCTTTTTTCACATAATTAAGCATCAGCTGCACAAAGCGGGATGTGACTTTATAAAATGTCGCCGTGCCCGTTCCGTTTGCACCTGTCGTTTTATGACCGGTCATGCGGCGCCCCATAACGTTGACTTCCGATTTATTTTTCTCCACATTCGCTTCAAATGTTTTGATAAATGCCAGTTCCTCACCGTCCAAGAAAAGGCGTCCCTCTTTACCAGATATCGTATTCTGCGCTTTAAAAGCCACCTTACTTCACCTCCACGTTAAAGTAGAATTTCTCAGCTGCATCAACTGGCTGCACAGCAAGATCAATCAGGAAACCGTCACGATCACTATTGAGAGCAATTGTGATGTCATTCTCTGAATCAAAATTGGTGATGCCCCCGTTATCTTGAAGAACACTCAAGTATTGAGTAATCAATGTTTTCACGAATTGAAGGCCGTCATTTGTAGCAGGAACATCGCTGCCGCTCGCTTTACGTGACTTAATCAGTGCTTTCAATTGAGATGTCAGATCATTATTGATTGCATCCAGCACACGGACAATTTTGTTCTTTTGGAACATCTTATTTTTCTCTGCTGTTAGGCTTGTGAGTGAGTTAATATCCTTTTCAACTGAAACAGATTTGTCTCGAGAATCATAAGTAAACAGGAATTCCCCATTCGCCAGCCTCTGAATTACCTGGTCATTATCCAATCGTGTAAGGACGTCCACCGCTCCCGCATATTCTACGAACGTAAGTGACTGATTGAACGTTGCACCTGCGCTGGCACCAGCAACCCAAGCAGTGGCTTTTTCCGGAGTGATCTCTGTTCCATCTTCAAGCAGAACCCCACCAGTGACATTGATAATGCCTTCGTGATCGCCTTTGTAATTAGAGAGTACGCCTTGAACCTTTAAGCCCTGATTGTCTCTCAACCGTTTGATGAATGCGACAAACGTCGCTTTCAATTGCTCGTTATCCTCAACAGGCAGCGCGATTGTGTCAAAGTATTCCGTTTCTGCTGCTTCCAAGAAAGCAGTGTAATCGGCATTTGTCGGTGTCTTGTCTGTTCCACCTGACAAGCGGATTCCGGAAGATGCCGGAAGGTCCCCGCTGACGTCCTCTGGAGCTGTTCCTGTTAGGGGAATCGAAACTGTTAGATCCCCTTTGCCTGTAAATTCGACAAGTTTATTTGCTTTCAGTTCTTCGGCTTTAGATACCGTTTGCTTATCGACTTCTGACTGATCAAGATAGGTTGTGACATCCACTTTCGAAGAATCAATAACGTTTTCTGTAATTCTGATAATGATGTCATTTCCTTTAGTCCCGCCATAAAGAGCGGTCGCCTTTACGCCTTCACTAATGTCTGCTTGAGCACGCAGCCCCTCCGTCAAACGGTAAAGCAAGACTGTACTTGCCTTCTTCATTGCCTCACGAAGAAGCAACAACGAAGGATCATCAATGTTCAACCCCACTTTTTTATTCAAATCCTCGATGGAAGAGATAGAAATGAATTTCTTAACCTCTCCCCAGCTGGATGCTATCGGCAGCGCCACTGTTCCACGTTCGCCTACTGATACCCGATCCTCTGCGGTCGTTTTAAAGTTAAAATAAATACCGGCACGCTCTTTTTCCTTGCCGACTGTAAATGTTCCGCCGTTCATTTATTTGACCTCCTTCTGAAGAAACTGATCAATCAGCTTCTTCGCTTCTGATTTAGTGATTCTGTTTTTTTCTGTATGAAAAAGAGCACCGTCAAACACCTCGGGTCTTACCCCAAAGAGCTCTCGACTGTGCTCTCGCAAATCCTTAATATAAAAAGCATTTTCTGCTTTTTCCTTTTTCGTGGCCATCATTTCACCCCGCTTGTAAATTCAAAGTTTTCAAGAGAAGGATGCTGTTCTCGTTCATACCAATAGCGACTCGTCCAATTTAGAACGATGCTCGCATAATCATCTGAGATCCGGGTTTCTATACGTAATAAGCGAATAAAATCCCCCGTGACTTCACCAGATTCTCGAATGAGCGGAATTAATCCTCTCTTACTTCTAAGTGTATCCGCAATCCTTTCCGCTTCGTTATGAGCCTCCTGCGCGTTTTTATGAAAGAGTTTCACGTTTAAAACATAGGATTTTTGAAACGTAGATACTGTGTCCACCCCATCGACTGTGGAAGCCGGCGGAATGTAAAGAGATGGGACAACAAAGTCCTGCGGTATTTCTTTTTCATACACTTGCACAGGATACAGTTTGTATAGGTAGCCCATAATTGAGCCCACTTCTTGATTCATGGCAGCACCGCCTTAAAATTCTTCATCGATCCACTGCTGCAGCTTCCGCTCAAGACTTCTCTCAAACATTAGTTCAAAGATGGCCATAGCATTATCCCAAAAGCCGGACCCGTCCACCCATTGGAATTTAAGCAGCATTCCGGAACTTCTTTCGGCGGGATCATACTCGAACCGATCACCCTTCCAGCGGCCGGGGATCCACCGACGGTCCTGATTTTTAGACGGATCAATTGTAAAGTGCCCGTCATTCACATAGGAGGCGTATTCCAGATTTGTTCCGACATCCAGTTTTAAGCTGCCTGATGTCATTGAAAAAATATTATCCTGGTCACCTTTCTGAAAGGAATTGAGCAAGCGGCGGGTGTCCACGGTCTTTGTCCTGATAATCTCATCTTGGATGGTATCTAAGAACTCAAAACCCATAGCTTCAAGCCACTGCTCATACTTCCTTTGCAGCCCGCCTCGAGAAGCCCGGTTTAATGACTGTATGAACTGATCAAGTCCCTTTATTTTCACAAGTATTCCACCTCCCGGACTGCCGTTACTTCCCAATGATGATTCCTGATCTTGCGCGGCTTCTGTAGTTTATAAGCTGTGCCTTCCCAAACCACCCTGTCGTTCAAACGAATATCTGCAGAGGCTGGGAAGTGGACCAGAAATGATTGATATATGGCCGTGTTCGGTTCCTGCTGCACAATGGATTGGTTCTTTTCTGTGAAGTAACACGGCTGGCCAGCTATATCTGGAACTTCAGGATATGAAAAAGCCGGCTGAACATCTTCAACCGGCACCCCAAAGGATTGTTTTTTTTTTCCGCTTTCTCCTGCAGGTGATAAACATCGCATCGATGAGTTAATAAAGATCGATAGCTCATATGGACCTCATTCGCATTTTTACTTCTGTACCTTCCAAACTTGGCTCAGATGATACAACATAATCTTTAATGAGTGTGTAGACGTCTGGTTTTTGAATAGAGCTGCCGTTTCCAAGAGAATATGAATAGTCTCCGATCTTCTCGGTTGTATATCCTTTGGTGATTGACTCATCAGAATTAATTAACGCGAAATACTGCGCCATTTTTAATAAAGCCAGCCGAACCTTTTCAGGGAGCGGATCATATTCCGGGCCAGAAAAATCATGGCCAACTTGATATGTTATTTCAGCTATAGCTTCTATGATGTCCTGAGTAAGAAGGGGATCAGGCCGATCCCTTACAGAATCAAAAACGGTGTATTCTTTCAGGTCAGCAGGAGTGATTAACATGCCGCTCACTTCCCCCTGTTTTCTTGCTGATTAAGGATGAAGGCAATTCTTTCGTCTGCGTTTTTGAAGTGAGACGGATTGCCACCAAGATTAGAAATAATGGTTTCATGATCCGGTTTGTGCATACCTTTCAATTGATCTTCTGTATAATGTGTCGGCTCTTCTCCGCCATTTTTCTTGTCTTGCACCTCATTTACTTCAAAGGCTTCGTTTTGCTTCAAGTAAAGATACAATTTTCTTGAAACCGGCTGTTCTTCTCCGATTTTAAAGACTTTGTCCATCACGTGATAGTTCTTGCCTTTAATGAGTTTAGCTTTATACATAGCTCCTCACCTACTCTTTCACTTTCACGATTTTAGCCACAGCATCTTCCTCTTCGAATTTGCTGTCCAGCTTAGCTGTCAGGACAATGATAAATTTACGTGCTCTAATATCTTTGTCTACTTCAATTCTGATATTACGAGAGAAGCCGAGAATGATATTCTTCGGATGGGTTAGGATAATGTCAGAAACGTCAGTAGTCGCATCCGCTTCACCAATCGTATAAGGCTGCATGTTCGCAATTCCCTTGACCGGAACACCAAAAGCTGAAGAAAGACCACCTTGAACAGCTGCATCCCCTAAGCTCGTTTGTCGATCAGCAACACGATCTTTCCACTCAACTTCAATACCAGGAGAAGTATAGAAGCGGAACTCCTGCGGAATACGCAAATATTTAGGCGGAACAGCTTTGTATCCACGTTTAAATATCTGACGTGACAGTTCTTCGCCCGCCGCGTCAACAATATGGGAAGCGGCTTGTTTACGGATACCGTTTATCTGAGCCAGAAACGGATCTGATGAAGATGTATCTCCATTAACAATCAACTCTTCAATATCAACGGCGGCCCGCTCCGCTAGAATTTGCATGATTGTATCCTGGAGACCTTCTCCTTCAATGTTATTTTCGAGAGTGTCATAAGTGATATCAATCTCAGCAATTACTTCTTTTGTGCTGAGGTCGACGGTACTTGTTGTCGGTACTGCCTTTTGATCATCAGCCAGAGCCTTTCCTTCTTGGGCTGCTCTTAAAATACGTTGGCCAAACCCGATTTTTTCGATTTTCTGAGTGTCGTGATCCATTTGAATAACACGAGAATCCTTCAGGATAGTTGGTGTATCTTGAACCATTCGAATAAATGCACTTGCCTGTGTAGGATTCATTAAACCGCCGCTTTTTAAGCTGGACAGCGTCATTTCTGCTTTTCTAATTGCCTCTTGGTTTGTCACTTCATTTCCTCCTTATGAAAAGAGTCAGGGTTTAAAGAAGCCCTGACCAGATTGATTTATTAACTTGTGTTTCAGTTTCAGAAGTTGTTTCATCTTGTTTAGAGATTCCACGGCTTTTTTCAATCGCTTCAATACGATCAGCGAGCGGTTGAACAGCGTCAGTAATAGCTTTTTTCAACTTCTTCTCAGCTTCTTTTTCAGCCTCTTCTTCCTCAGCCGTTTTTTCTTCGTCTTTCTTCTTTTTAGGATCTTCATCCTTTTCTAATTCCGTGAGCCGCTTCTGAATTGGCTCTAATGCTTCTTTGATGGATTTTGCTACATCCTCTGCGTTCATTTCTTCTTCCTCTCCTTCTGTCTCCACCTGACTCAGCAAGTTGCCGAGAGCGGTATGAGCGCTTTTAATTTCTTGCAAGTTTGAAGCCGAGAATTTTCGGCCGGCCTTTTGCAGCTCTTCAGGCTTTGGTCCAATCGCTTTCAAAATGTCATCGGAAATCAATACATTCTGGGCGATATTCACAAAGTCTTGCAGGGCTTCTCTGATTTTTTCAGGATCCGTCTCCATACCTTCGGAGTAATCCCATTTGAACAAAGCAGAGTTTAAAGCATCTTGAGCCGCCCAAAATTCACGGCGTTTACGCCCCTCATCATACTTCTCCTGTACAGCGCCTTTGGAAAGGCTAATATTCCCGGCAAAGAAGTTTTTGAGAAAATTAAAAAGCCCTTTCTCGTCTGGAGAAACAGGCTCTTCTTGTTTTGCTATATCAGCTACACCGGCCATGGAATAACCGGTGATCTCACCTTTCTTAATTTCTTCCCATACTTCCTCGGAGGCTTTTGTCACAAGGACCCAGGATCCTTTTTTAATGGTTTCCCCATTCATTTCAAAGTCAGCGGGTGCGACATAGGACTCTACCACCGCGCCAACGCCCCCCTGAAAGTCATGCTGCTTATCAATTTCACGGGCATCTTTCAAGAAGCCGTGAGCGGCCTTCTCAATTTCTGCAGCTGTCATGAAATCCCCGTGAGCATCCACCGTGTCCGGTTCATAAACGATACCGTAAACAAGTTTTTGCTCGTTCGCTTCTTTCGCAATGATCTTGACTTCCTTTTGAAAGTCCGGCTGTTTTTCTGATTTCATAAAAAAGAACTGCTTTTGATTAGCAGCCTTGTCTACATAAGAAACATGTGTGATTTTTGCGTTTACCAATTCTCTTGGCATGTGTTCACCTCCTTTCAAAAGATCTTCTAATGAAGATCTTTTAATTAATATTTATTTTTTTAAGTCTTGAAATTAATCTTTTAGTTAATTTATCATACGTCATAGCATCCATATAACTTATTTTTTTCGCTTCACTAGGGTTATGCACTGCAAAGTTCCTTAGACTAGATAATTCTCTAAAAGCCTCAAGATGTTTACTCTCCAAATAACCTTTATCAACAAGGTGTTTCATATAACTACGAGGAGTATTTTGTATTCCTACTAGTTTGATACCTAATTTTTTTATGGTAGATCTTAATTCTTGTTCAAGCAACTGAAAGGACATTATAGTTGCTAGATATGGGGCTTCACTGGCTATCTTAAAAAAATCAGCATTTGAACCATCATTATTTACAATAATAGAGCTGTTCCAATCAGCGTTTGAATTTTTTGGTGATTGCTTTTCATCTGTTTCAGAACCCTCAGATTCGGGTTTATCTGTGTCAGCACCCTCTAGTTTATTTTTGACATTTTGAAGGTCTTTACTATATGTAGCTTCAAAATCTTTAAATTTCAGGGTAAAGTCAGCAAGATTGCTAAACAACTCATTCACAGGCTTTCTAAACATCCACAATGTTGTCACAATAACAAACGGCCAGATAGCAGATTTAATAATAGATGACCAAAACTCTAACCAATTCATAAAATTCCCTCATTCCAATATGTAATGAGGAAATTATACTATTTTATTCCATGTTTGCTAAGGCTTCTCTTCGAATCTCTTCTTTTTCCTCAGCTGACAATCCTAAAATCTCGTCATCTACTACAGGAGATAATACACAATGACAATGAACCCGCTCCCCTGCAGACAGTTTAGGATCCCTCGGAAACATGCAAGTCTCGCTACTACCTGGTATCTGAAATTCTTCATCCACTCCAATGACTGTACCGTCAAGATCGATGTGATTCTCACGTGGGTTGTTCTTCTTCCCGCCGCTGTGCCGCCACTTCTTTTTCTTTACTGCCGGCGATTGTGCATATGATTCATGTTGAGCGGCAGAGGAAGCAGCAAGCACTTCAGTTATGGCCGTGGTCCGGGCCCGCTCCCTATCGAATTGCGGCATGTCTTTGAGGGTCAATTCAACGTCCTGGATGGATGCTCCATTCTCAATAGCATCTCTCAGTACATTTTCAACTGCATCATGAGTATTCAACTTCATGATCTTGGCCAACTTTGCCGACCAACCTTTGATCCAATCCGCTGCCCTGGTTGATAAAGCTTCAAACGGGACATCCGGATCCAATGAATCCATGATCACTTCAGCGAGCTCCTCGACGGTCTGCTGCAGAAATCCCTCGGTAAGTTCCTGAAATTCTTCCTCGAACTCGTCCTCAGCAAATAGATTCTGCGTAAAAAACACCAAAAGAGCTTCCAGCGTCTCTTTTGAGTCTTTACCTATAAAACCATTTAGACCATCTAAAAACTTCTTACGCTGGCGTCTGAGCAATCTGGCGATGCCTTTTTCATATTCTTCGACAAAATCGGGTATCTTAGACAAGCCGGGGAAATCAGGTACGACCTCCACGATCTTCTCTCTCTCGTCTTCCTCGGCTTTTTGAATAAAAGCAGTTAAGCTTTCCAGCAGCTTATTCGTTTTGTTCATCGCTTCATATCCTCCAGAACATCCCGCATATCTTTTAGTATCCCTATTACATTAGGAGTCCCGCTTTTCGACTTAAAGAGCGCAGCCAAAGGATCAGAAGCGGGCGCCGCGGTATTTTTGCCTATCGGTCTGCTGTACTCTTCCTCTGGCCATTCTTCAAGCGTCTTACCAAGAATACGTCCAGCCAGATCACGCAGATCATTCGGTGAGACTGCGCCGGCATTAATAAAAGGAGTCAAAACCTTTGCTATCTCGATAGGATCCCGGAAATCCGGTCCTTTTAACTGCAGCTCGACCTTATGAATTTCAAGATCATTTAAGAATAAAGCGTTCAGCTTACCTGTTATTAATTTTCTTTCCGGCTGAAATACTTGTTCCTCAGTGATCTTTCTGGCCGTGTCAGCTGTCGCCTTGTTATAGTCCTGGGCTTCGCCAGTATAGAGCGGCGGCAACCGGAAGGCAGATCGGAGTTTGTCCCTGCTCTTTTGGTCATATTCCAGGAATAACGCATCTTGCTGAAGGATTTCAGCCAATGACTTAATTTCCACTTTAACTGGTGTGATTTCCTCATCGCCTTGAATGTTTTTCCCCTTGGCTATCCCTTCCGCTTCAAGCAAAAGAAACTTATGAGCGTTTTCCACACCCTCAAGACCGTTCATATAGTCCTGCAGCTGCTTATATGAGTCTTCAGAAAGCATTCCATTTTCAATGGTTATAGCAGCGGGAACGTGCCGGCCCTGTTTGAAGTACATGAAATTCAACTCTTCAGCCTTACGCGCGCCGTATAAATTAACGATGTGGCCAATCCACCGCGGCTTCCCGTATGCTCCGCTCCCTATTTTAAAATGCACAACCTCATTGGCCTGCTTTTCAAAAGGAGTCTTTTCATCATATTCTCCTGTTTCGGAATTCAAGAGTCGGGGGTCTCCGTATTCTTTGAAAAACACCCTTTTTCCATTGATGATCTGCACATATTTCCGGAAGCGTTTCTGACGCTGCATCTTCTTTAATTTACCTGACTCAAAATAATTGTATGGAACCTCTATGGGTTCTGATAATGAGCAAACTCGAACATACTCAGAAGCCATATGTTCAATGCCAGCCGGTTTCCCGGCTCCGTCTCGGATCACTTCTATATATCCGTTTCCGGTCTTTTCCCGGTCTTCTATGCTAAAGCCGAGTAATGTTTCAGCTGATTCATCAAAATGAATATACTTGATGAACTCGTCAAGCTGCTGCCATTCTTTATCCGCTGCAGTTTTCTCGGCAGAATCCACTTCGTCAGAATTGATATCCTTTGAGTATTTCATTTCTAAGCCGAAGCCCACTATATTGGTCTTGTACGCATCCACACACTGCTGTAAGATCGTCGAATACTCCGCGATGTGTTTAAGCTCTTTCAAGTTGTACGGTGGGGGTATGATATTTTCTCCGTACATCTCTGCAAATTCATCTTCATAAATCTGCTTTGTCGTTTCAGTAGGCGGAGTAGCTTTAAAAACTCGCGCTTTAACTGTAGATTTACTCATTCGCTTCCCCCCCTTTCTCTGCTTCGTGGTCTTGACCGTTTAGGTCTTCCTTTTGATTCTTCTTTCAGATCGGTTACCTCGTAATCATCAAGGGCGTACCAGATCGCTGAAAGTGTATGTGGGTCTATGGTGAACTCGTCCTCAATGATGTGCCCTAGCTTATCTTTCGCGTAGGTGAGCGGCTTCAGTTCGTATATCGTGTTCTCACATCGATCAGAACAAATGATTTTCTTGAACCGCTTGATCTTCTTTGTATATTGAAGGCGTGATCCTTTATATTTGTGGGCGCCCACCATGTTGAATCCTTGCTGCTGAAAATATCGGATTGTTTTGGGCTCCGCTGAGTCCGCTTTAATTAATTCCTTGGTCTCAGCAAATTCACTGAGTTCTTCGGCCGTCTGGTCGTCCGTCATTCCATTTTTGTAATACTCCCAATAGATATAGAGATATTTCTTTTCATGGTCCACAGCGAGCCGGACAACGGCGTTATACGACTCCTCAAAACCAAAGTCCATGCCTACTCGTTTAAGTGGTCGATTAATATTAGCGATTGCTGTCATAACCTCTTCATGTGACCGCTCTTCAAACTGTGGCAACACACGAACCCCATTAACGCCAAAATGACCTTTCCGCGCAATTCGGTAAAGGTCTGGATCGTATTCTTTCATTTCATCGAGCTGCTTCACGTAGCTTCCTGGAAGGAATAAATTATCGTCCGCTGTTGAGTGGTGATAATAGGTGTCGTTAATTACGACAGTCCGCTTTTCGTATAGCTCTTTATCATCGAGCACAAACCGTTTTTGGCGGTCATCTTTGAAGAAATGCTTATATGTCCAGTTATCTTCTCCGACCGGGTTTGTTGAAAGAATCATATGAAGCGGCAATGTCGGGTGACGCAGACGTCCAAGCAGCTCCTTGAACCCCTCATACTTCACCTCAGAACATTCCTCAATCCATATGAGAGAAACGTTATTGATCGATTTCAGTTTGGCCGGCTTATCCAGCCCTTTAAATATGATCCGGCCGCCGTTTGGAAAGCGGATCTGCATTGGTGAAGAAACACATCTAACAATATGATCGATCTCAAGGTCATTGATAATTTCATCAAAGAGGGAAAAGGTTGAGTCCCTATGCGTGTCGTATACTTCCCTTACGACAAGAACGGTCCGCTTCTCTTCCAGTAATTTAAGAACAATCTTGAGCGCCACATGATAACTCTTCGAGGATCCATAACCGCCGACTAGAAACTGAAACTTTTGATTCCAATCAAAGAGAAAATCTTCAAAGTGTGGATTTACTTCCTTGTTAATCATTTGCCCTCATCCTTACGCTTACGCTCAATAGTAATGTGAACAGAATTATCAACCGGACGGGCTGTGAGTCTTTCAAGTTCTGCCTGTTTGGTCTCATTTGTAAGATAAATACCACGCAGCTTCAGCTCGTGCTCATCCATGGATCGAATCATTTCGTATTTCTGACGGATGGCTTTTAACCGCTTATCAGTGACGCGTGTCATCGCTTCTTCCAAACGAAGAATCTTATCTACACTCGGCTCAGATACCTCTTCAATTTCGGTAACGACAAGGCGCTCATTCATAAGTGCCTGGTGCTTCACTAAACCGGTTTTCTGGTCCTTGGTCGGCACGATGTCTTTTACCTTTCGCAATTGCTGAAGGACGCGGCGTTGCGTTTCATTCAAGCCATTCTCTATACGGCATATTCTCTGCATCATCCGCCGCTCCCGAAGGCTCAGCTCCCTTATTGTTAGATCAATTTGATAGAGCGGGTCTGTTTCGATCTGGCCAAACAGTTCTTTTTCTGTATCATCCATAAAATCAAATAGGATTGATTCATACTCGCCAGTACGCACAGAGTTTTTATTTCCTTTTGGAGCTGCGCCGCCTCTATTCCCTTTGGCGTTTTGATTGCCAGGCGGCGCTTTTCCTCCCTTATTCCCTTTGGCGTTCTTACTTCCTTTTGGAGCACCAGGGCGTTTAGTAACGTTACCATTGGGTTTATCATTTTGTTTAGTAACGTTACCATTCAATTTTTCTTCCCAATGATCTTGGTTTTTCCACTTACGAATAAGTGACGGGGAGCAACCTAGCTCCTCAGCTATTTCTTTTAGTAAGCGGGTTCCGCCGCTTTCTTCCCACAGACGAAACGCTTCATCTCGTTTAGGATCTCGTGGTCTCGGCATTACATCTCACCCACCTCCGGACCTCATAATTAAGTTTGAGTTTGTTTTTAAATTTCCTCATCTTTCTGAAGCTGTATATCAAGCTCTATGAGCAATTTCAAGTCTGCTACAGTGTCCAATTTTATACGCCCTTCTTGGAGTCCCTTGACCCACTGTGCCATACCTGCTTGAATGATTTTTCGGTACTTCTCTTTTGATTGACTGATGTTCTCTAACAACTCGGCACTATGCAGGAGAAGGAGATTTTCTTTTTCATCATCAGAAAGGGAACATATGTTTCTATTTTCTATTGCCATACTCCCTGTCCTCCATTACAATATGAGATGAGAGCGTGATGTTTTCCCACAACGCGGCCGCGTCTTGATCACGCTCTTTGACAGGGAGTTTCTCTCTGTTTAGAAAGGGAGGGTGTTAGTAGCACCCTCTTTTTTTATTATGAAAACCATTGTTTGTGAATCTGCTCCGCTATCCCTTTCATCATTAAAGGCGGCACGCTCATACCACAAACATACTGCACTGAAGCGTCCATAAAGTCATAATCGAGAGGAAATGATTGCATCAAAATAATATCCCGTTCAGAGATATAATAAGGCTCGTCATATCGGACAAAGACAGAACCGCTTGCAAGAGTAGGCGGTACCAGACTATTTTTCACTAAAATCGTATTGAAATTAGATTCTTTCCCTTCTGTCCTTTTCGTTATGTCACCTATGTTGCTATCTGACGGCCTTCTCTTCACCCATCTTCTATACAATTTTGATGTCTCTTTTAATCTCGATCCACGCCCGCTCCTAAACTCTTTATAAGGGATAGGCCGCTCATTAAACGAGAGCTTTAACTGAGGTAAGTTCAGATCTTTTCTTCGGCCAATAAAAAAGACCCGCTCTCTTCTTTGCGGGACTCCCATTGTGGCAGCATTCAACAAAAACACCTGAACATCGTACCCGATTTCTTTCGCTCTTTCTATAACAAGCTTCACATATCCTTTCGCTTTGCCAATGATCATGCCTTTTACGTTCTCGGCTACAAAAGTTTTGGGTTTCAGTCTTTCAACTGCATCCAGGTAATCAAAGAACAAATCATCAAGCGACTGCTTGGCCTGTCCCTCTCTGAAAGCTTTTTCCTTTCCCCAAGCATCCTCACGATCACCAGCCATTGAAAACACACTACAGGGAGGAGATCCATCGAAAATATCCAAATCGAATAATTCCTCTGGCAGATCGTGCAACTTGTTGAATTTCCTGATATCCATTAAAAACGAGTATTTAGGATTGTGATTCTTTTTATAGATTTTCATCATTTGCGGATCAATTTCACAGTTTCCCAGAAGGTTATAGCCAGCAAGCTTGTAACCCATAGAGGAACCGCCGCCACATGAAAACGTACTAAAAACCTTCAATCCGTTCTGCTCAACATTTTTCAGATCAGACAGATACCATCTATAACTGTTCATTGTTGCTCACCTACTCATTGAACGAGAACCCGCATTTAGGACAGGTATGTTCAAATTGGTCCTCCTCGTAATCATCAAGATCAATCTCATGATTATCGGTAACTTTCCCGCCGTTCCCTGCATGTTCTGTCAGATCTTCTAAAATACTTTCTAGTTCGCCTTCTGAAAAGCCGGTGAAGGACAGGTCAAAATTATTTTCTTCAAGCTCTCTTAAAACTTGTTCGAGCTTGTACTCATCCCAATCGCCGCCTGTTTTGTTTAGTGCAATATTTAAGGCTTTTTCCTCGTTATCATCGAGATTTACCACCGAAACAGTAAGCTCTGCAGGGTTATTCTCCATATGTATTTTGAACCGCTGATGGCCACCTACAAGGTTTCCTGTTCTTTCGTTCCAAACAAGCGGCTCGACATTACCGAACCGTTCAATAGATGCTTTTATTCTTTCATAATCGGGATCACCTGGCTGAAGATCAATCCGGGGATTGTAGGGAGCGGGGTTAATCTTTTCTACTGGTATAGTTCTAATATCCATGATGCTTTCTCCTCCAATAAAAAAACACCTTATTCAGTAAGGTGTCTGGTGCTTGTTTATACTCTTCTTCTAACGTGTCTTTTATTATCTGGCATTTCATCTAAACACTCTTGTAATAATCTTTTATAACCGCATATTTTCCCAAATCCTGCGAACTCTACTCTTGTTAGAATAAACCATGCTGTTCCAGCAACAAAACACATATAGAGAATCACAAAAGAAGCTGCAGCTGAATCAAAACCATCCTCTTTTATAATACCTAGAAGGAAACTCATTGTACCCCCTACTACTAAAGATACAATTGCAAAGAATGCAGTAATCAAATGACTTGTGGCTTTTTTAATTTCAATCTTGTCTTCAAGCTTTCCCAAGAACACTTGTATTTGCTTCTTATCATGCCGCTTTTTGATTTCTTCTTTGAATTCGATTTGTTCGGATAAGCTTTTGTTATGTACACCCTTTTTAACTTCTTCCAAATATACGAGGACGCTCTTAATCTCGCCAAACTCATTTATTTCTTTACTTTTACTCATAAAAATCACCCCCAGTATATATCGGAGGTGACTTTTCAATATTTAGGAATTTAAGATAGAGTGCTTACTTAATATAAAATTCGTCAGTATAGAATGTGCCTTCTGTTTTGATGTGATTTCCTTTGGAATCATAGCGCTCTACATCAACTTTAAAGCGGTATGTGCCTTTCTTGTTGTCGAACATCTCCTTGATGCCCCAATCATCATAATCCTTCTGATCGGGCTTAAGTGGGTTTGGAGAATTCGCGTTAAGAGTCTTCCACTTCCCGCTCTCTTTCCGCTGAGGAATAAGGTTAGGACCTGCAATATAGTCATTGTCATTTTTGACTGCGACCTTAACGACCTTATCTTCTCCTAAAATATGATTCTGTTTCGTTGGATTGGCGCTTACTCCCTTTAATGAAGCCATTCCGATTTCCTCCCTTATTTTGTTTTTGTGCTCCTATCCCTCTCCAAAGCACCGGCAGCCATACTCCCGATACATGACGGCTGTTCCCATAATTTCACTTTCTCCGGATCCGGCCGCCTACACGTCTGAAGGTGTCACGTCTCGTTCCCATGATTTCTTCCCAATCCCTTCTCGTCAAAGGTTCATCTGCCTTTGTTGAGGGACTTAACACTTTTTTAAGCTGCTGTTTCGTGTCAGCAGATAAAACGTCTCTCATCTTCATCTTTCATTACTCCTTGCCGAATAAGCACCGCCTTACGCTATTCGCTTTTATTTATTTGTGGCCCGCCGATTTCCCCCAGGAGGTAAGCAAAGAAAATGGAGAGCCGGTTTAAAGACTTTCCTTGCAAGCGGGATCTCACCGCTTGCGTTCCCCGTGACTATCGCGCGCAATACTGCATAGACTCCAGCCGCTCCTCCTGTGAAGCTAACGACCTTCATAGTCATTCGATACATCCGAGTGCACACTTGATAAAGGAAAGGTGCGTCTCCTGGTTTGGCCATAAAAAAACGGCCACTAATCAGCTGTACAAATTCCCATGTACAAAAGATCAGCGTCCGTAGGTATCTCCTTTTTGGACTGTTATTCACGTTCGTTTTCTTGTCTCTATCGTATGACAAAACCCAATCAAAAAAAGTACCCATTTTATCCCCCATTTTGTCGGCTTTTTGTCGGTGTTTTATCGGCTTTTCATCGTAAAAAAACAGCCCTCAGATTATTCCGAGCGCTGTCGCGATGTTGTATATAGCCTGTCTTTTCACCTGATAGAACTTATCTCTTTTGAGACCCAGTTCTATCATGATTTCAAGATCCTTTATTTTTTCTGGAGACAAATATTTCTTTTCTATGATGCTGTATTCGTCTTGATCAAGGCAGTGCTTTAGCGCCCTATCCATCTGCTTGACCTTCAGTTCATTATATTCAGTGCTTTTCCGTAGCTGCGGGAATAACCCAATGACTCCCTTTTCCTTTTGTTCTCTCCTATTTTCCGCTTGAATTTTTAGTGATCTATACGTTTTCAGTTCTTTGATGACTGTGTTTCGCACTTCCTTTTCATTCACTTCCGGAATAAATGACAACTGTTGTGCTGCTTGCATATGATACCTCCTAAATAGTAGAAGCGGGCACCGATCACACCGCTACTGCAGCATGTTCGATGTCCGCGAAGTTTATCAAATTCACTTAATATAAATTTTTGCTGATCTTGCAGTACCGATGTATTTTCTTTCGCTTGAATCACTGTATAGATTAATAACGACTTGATATGTTCCCGGCCGCGTTTTTGATAAGCTGAATTTCTTTAACGGTGTACCCGATGTGAAATTACCTCGCTGCGCTCCTGAGTTGCTATAATTGTCTGTACGAACTAGCATAGCCGAATAATAAACACGTCCTGATGTGGTTTTTTGTGCCTTCCAGTCTACTGATGTAGCACTCTTTGAGTATGTTGTGGCGTCTGTATACACTCTTACTTTCTTACTTGTTTGATAGCCCGACCAGGCAGCCGATGCGCCTTCCGGTAAAATCGTAACCCCTAATGTGATAACAGCAACTAAAGTAAATATGATTTTTCTCATTTGTTTTCGCTCTCCCATCTGTCGATATAAGCATAGCCATCATGTGTTAACACACACCCGAAATACGGAAGCCTTTCCGCTCCTGTCAGTTCCCTTACCTTCGGATCATACTTCCCTAATTCGTCCATTTCCTCAATAAATTGCAGGAAAGAAGGATCAAACCTTTGTATCTCCCTTGCTGTTTCCGCTTCTGCGAATCCCCAAATTGTAGCGCCACCCGCGCAGTCGTTCATAAAGTCGATATGTTTTTGCTCCATTTTCACAATTGAAGTCATTTTATTTATCTCCTTTCGCTAACTCAGGATGGCCCTCCGCACTCACTTTGCGCGGTGTATAAATTGAATCTGCGTGGTATTGATATCCCTCATCATCAAAAGCCCCCCAAGTTTGATTTGCTGGACGAATACGAACCAAAGTTCCACAGTTCTCACAAGAAGTGAACCTATAGCCATTAGGGACTTGCTTGTCCTTTTTCAAATTACAAGATGGACATGTAAACTTGGTCTTACAACTAATCCGTTCACTGGCCGGAGAGAACTTTTTCGATTCAGATCCTAGTAAATCGGCCAACGGCGTTGTTAATGTCCGCTCACTATTCAGCAAATCAACACGGCGCGGCCGAGGTGTTTCTGCCCGAGCTACTGTTCTCTTTGGAACAACTGGGACAGTATCCGCTTTTGGATCCTGATGTATATTTGTCTTGTGATCAATCCCATCTGAAATACTTCTGTTATTCAAATCACGAACACGTAAAGGCTGCTTACTATCAACACTTTTTACCGCTTCACTCTTCATGTAGAAAAGCAATTGTCCCAACAGTTTACCTGTTTCTTCTGCAGTAAAGCCTGACGCCTCAAAATTTGCTTGTCTTTCATTCTCTTTAACCGATACTTTTATCATTTTTGCCTCTCCTTTTCTGGACAGTTAATCATGCTGCCCCCTTAATTTGCCTTTAACCTCTTAAATTTGGTCATATGTTCACTTACACACAGTTCAGGTAGATTCGCTCTAACAAGGTGTTCCGCAAACGGTGGAGGAACAGCATTTCCACACCGCTCAACCTGCTTTGCTTTTGAATATTTAATTCCATTTATGTCCCTATCAATCACGTAATTGACCGGGAATCCCTGAGCCGCAAACAATTCATGAGGCTGAAGCATCCTCATGCCTATATCTGCAATTTCATAGTTTTCACCTTTGATTGTGACCAATCCAAAACGATCCTTTGTTGTAACGGTATGCAAAGGATCCTTTAATGATTGTCCAACGTCAGATCCGTAATATTTTGTTAGAAATGCCCTGACTTCTCCCACATGCAGACCGCCCGCTGTAATTGTTGGCATAGGTCTTGTAACCATCTGGCCATCTTTACAAGTTCCGCGCAGTTTGATTAAGTGACTTGTAGCGATAGCGAATTTGTTTCCACCCGCCGTGATCGTTCCAAGTGGCTTTTTTAAGTCCAAGACCCGTCGTCCTTCCGGATCACCGTATCCCATTTGAATTAGCACGGGATTCACAATTCCCCATCCATTTTTAGCTGTGACAGTCTGCAATGGTTGATCAATTTTCTGTCCTCTGAATTGATCTCCTGAATGATTGACTTTAATAATGAAAGGGTTGGAGCTATCAATAACAAATCTCTGGATGCCGCGAACAATACGTCGTAATGTGTTTTCTGATAATGGTCTTTTCCTGTTAAAGATAGATGGAGTTTCAAGTGACCAATCCATGATCTCAGCAGCCGTTCGCCACGGTTTAAGCATGCCTTTTTTAACAGCCGTACTCTTAGGATCTCCGTGCGTCGGTTTTGGCCAAACGATAGGACGCCCGTCTCGCCGAGCAATCAAGAATAGCCTTTTGCGAATAGTAGGAGCACCGTAATCACAGGCCCGTAATTCCTTCCACTCCACCTTATATCCATGTCTTTGTAATGCCCGGACAAATGACCGGAAAGTGCTACCCTTTTTCTCCGGATCCGGCATTCCGTCTTTAGTTAGTGGCCCCCATGTCTGAAATTCCTCAACATTCTCAAGGATGATAACCCGAGGGCTGACAGTAGCAGCCCACCTGACCGCTACCCAAGCGAGCCCACGTATGCTCTTCTCCACAGGCTTGCCGCCTTTCGCTTTTGAAAAATGCTTGCAGTCTGGGGAAAACCAAGCTAAGCCTACCGGTCGCCCCTTGGCCACTTCTCTTGGATCTACTTCCCATACAGATTCACAATAATGTTCAGTATCAGGATGATTAACTTGGTGCATGGCTATCGCCGCAGGGTCATGGTTAATCGCAATATCAACTGAAAGCCCTGTTGCCAACTCTATTCCAGTGCTGGCACCGCCTCCACCTGCAAAATTATCGACTATTATTTCTCTGAAAAGATCAATTTGCTTTAACATCTCTTCACATCCCGAATTTTTGAGTGACCTTGAATAACTGTTCTATCTCTCAGTAAACAAACCATGATACAAGGCATAAGAGAAGTGAATTTTTCCATACTAAATGCTGTTGATCCTTTCAACGCTACAGCTACTTTTTCCGCCTCTTCCTCTTGATGATCCGATGCCAGAATGATGGCGCTCACTTCAAACAAGTTTTTATCAAGGTGAGTCAATTTAGACCAGGCAGCAGCCAGGTTATTAAACTGAGAATCATTTTTTTCATAAATTCGTATCAACTATTCTCACCTTCTAATTCATTTTTAGCAGCTGTTATTGTGAATTGCAGATTCTTGATAACTTGTTGTAAAGCCTTTTTATATCTGCTACTTTCCCCGCTTAGGCGCCGGATATCTTGCTGGGCCTGCTTGAACTGATTGACTGCTATTTCTTCCTGCCGTTTGTTTTCCTCGATGACGGCCAGTTGTTGTTTAACCGTATCAATCAACCACTCCGTTGAGGCCAGAGATAGCCCCATATGCTGCCTGCATTCATTTTCGATTTTCTGAATCTCATCTTTCATATTGGCTCCTCCTTATCTCAGAACAAGCTCATTTGCTGCCATTCATTTGACGGCAGCTCCTTTTTCTCTTCTATCTGATCAAGCAGAGTTTCATCTACTTCTTGAAAATTTATAAACCAATGGAGAGGAAAAATCCCTCCGTATTTTGTTAACTCTCTATCATGGAAGTAATAGCAGTGCGTCATCCTTGGAGCCTTCGGCCTAACATAATATGTGCCAAGCGGTTCTAAGAGAGCATAAGTCGGCTTCATCCAAATAAGTTCTGCGCTGTAGATCTTTGAAGAATCCAGATGCTCATAATTACCTGCAGGCGGCTCTTCTCCTAAACCCGCATCGATGACTTTAAAATGTTTCTTTTCATAAGCTCCGCAATGGGCGTTTACACTGTCAAATTTAGATACATAATAGTGGCTATCTCCTAAAGGGAAGAGGAAGTATTCTCGCCCTTTGTCTAATGGTGTAATGTCTGAACTGAGACATTTGCCTTTCATGGCCATAAACACTCCCCCAATAACTGCAGAGGGTGTCCCCTCCGCTTTACTTCTTAAATCCATAGTCAAAATGGATTCTTATATATTCATTGTCTCTGGTATGCACGTTTGTAATGCCGTACTCAGGTGTATCTGCTAAATATGCGCAGCCATCCTTACCGTCAAGAATAACTAGCTTTATTTTGTTTCGTTCAATCAAGTCTCCAACGGAAAGTTGGTGTAAGTTTTCAAGTTCAATAGGTCGGTTCATTTTGCAGCACTCCCCGTGTTATAATTAATTGTCGAGATTAACTAAACCGGGGCCTTGTGCTGCGGTTTTTTTATTTTGACATCAATTTAGTTCCGAGAACGACATATCCGGGTTTTTGCTCAAAGTTAGAAATGTATGTGACCAGAACATCTATTGAACGGCCAGTAAATTCACCCTGCCATTCATTTAGACAAAGGATATCCCCTTCTTTAAAACCCCTGTCATCATTCCTTATTTCAAAGGTTTTACGGCCATCAATCACCGCTGCAAAATACTCCGGTAAAATTTTCAGATGATGTCTGACGCTCATATATCGTCACCGTCCTCATTATCTTCTTCTTCCCAGGCCATCTTGAAAGCCGATTCTAAAAATTCCAATCGCTTTTCAAGTTCTTCATCTGTCATCTTAGAAAGATCCGGTCCGTGTCCTGGAACCATCATGAAATCTTCCGTAAGACGTTTTATAAGATACTCTCTCCTTGAGACCACCAATAACCCTCCATCCATTTTTAAGCCGCTGGAGCAACTCGTATTTTCTCAAAGGCTCATAGAGGTGGACGGCTCGTCCATCCTCCATGCGAAACAGCAAATACCAACGCCGCTGCCTTTTAACCATTAAGCCGCTCCGTGTTCGCCCTCATCCTGGTTGTCGTCTTCTTTTTCATCGTTTGAAGGCAAATCGTATTCACTGCTTTCATCCAGAGGTACAGACGGCTTTTCTTCTTCCATAGGCTCCGCTTCTGCAGCTTGATCCTGTTTCCAATCCCACCAAGCTTCAGCGAGTGGAGCAACTTCTTTTCTGTAGTCATTAATGAGGTCTACAATGGCTCCCCATGACATATTTAGCTCATTAGCAAGCTTTCTGTATGCTTCTCCTTCAATCCGGCGTTTCGCGATTTCTGCAATGGTTTCAGGGAATCCCTCAATAGCTGGAGCCATGCCTTCAGTGATGAAAGAATCAACGACTTCTCTCTTAATTTCCATTGGCTTTTCTTCGATTTTCGGCTTTTCTTCAGGAAGCCCGAGATCCGCCTCGAGTTGTTCGGGTTCCGGATCCGTTACGTTTACAATCCCGGTTTGATCAACGGTATAATTTTTCAATGGTCGGTTTGTACTCGCATTGAATTGAACATTAAACTGAATCACTTCACTCTCAAGTTGCGTTTCAACTTCCTTATCTATCATTTCTGACAGATCTTGTACGTTCTGGCCAAGGTCTCGGGTAGGAAGTTCCAACACAATCTCGGTAACACCTTTGGGTTTGAGATTTACCTTTTTTACAAGTCCTTTGAATTCGATATATGCCATTTTGCTTTCCCCCGTTTAAGATATTTTTTGTAAAGATTCCTGCTGATACTTAGTCAGATTTACTTTGGTGTGTAAAGCGCGTGAAATCTGGCATAATACATATGCATCAAGCACGTTATCGCTTTTGTGTTCATAGCCCCAATGCTTAAAAATAGGCATGATCATGTGTTCTTTTTTCGCTGTACCTTTTCCAGTTGCAAACTTTTTTACAACGGTAGGTGGCACTTCAATGTAATCTATTTGTTTATTAATGAGTCTTGCCCTGATTAACCAGCCAATGCCATATTGGATACTTACGGCCCGCCCCGTAGAGCCGTATGAGAAATCTTCTATGCAAACCTTATCGCCTGGCCGAATAAATTTAACGACCTGAGCGGCAATGTCCATAAATCTCTGTGGATCACCTTTCATCTTTGTTTTAATCTCTTCTTCTACGATTACTTTTCCGGATGAATCCTGGATAAGCAGCCCAGTCTTAGTTGAAGGATCAATGCCAACGAATCTCAATTTTCTACCTCCCGTCAGCTGCTTCCAGCTGTTCTATTTCAGTCATTATTAAATCCGCGTTCATGATTATGAATGTTAAGGAGCGGAGCGTGCCGAGCATCAATCTCCCTCCTCGAAGGACATTTCACGGCCAAACTTACATTTAACGTTAATATGTAGCCGCTCCAGTTCAGGCAAAGACAGTTCATACAGCTGTTGCCCCTCCTCCGATTCATACTGGCCATACTTGATAAGCTCATTCGTTAAAAATTCCCGCCGCTCGTCTGTGGCAGTCTGTGTTATATCTGAAGGCATAATATGTGCTCCTTTCTTTTAAGCGAGCTTCGCTTCCATTTGTCTATCAAGGTTTAAGAATCGGCCGTACTCTTTAATAAAGGCAGCCATGACAGTGCCAACCGAGCCGTTTCTTTGTTTTGCAAAAATGATCTCCACTATGTTTTTTAGGTCGCTTTGCTTATCGTAATAGTCATCCCTATAGAGAAAACTAACGATATCGGCATCTTGTTCAATGCTGCCTGAATCTCGAAGGTCAGACATCATCGGCCGCTTATCTTGCCGCTGCTCAACACCGCGCGAAAGTTGAGAAAGCAGAATGATTGGAATATTGAAGGTCCGGGCTATGTTCTTCAATTCGCCTGTAATGCTTGCGACCTCTAAGTTTTTCGTTTCAAATTTTCCAATAGGTCGGATTAATTGAAGATAATCAATCACAACCAAATGCTTTTGATCCGGGTGTTCCTTTGTGGTCTTTCGAATGGCAGAACGAATATCAGCCACTGACTGTGACGGTTTGTCGTGAATATAGATGTCTAATTTTTCATATTCACCGATGGCCCGATTCGCGTTTTCATAGTCTTTTTCACTGAAATACTTGTGCGGGTTTCTCCATTTTGTACCTTCGATTGAACCTAAATTGCTGAGCATCCGGTTAACAAGTTGACGGTCGGACATCTCCAAAGAAAAAACATCCACAACCCCACCTTTTAACGCCGCATTCTGGGCCAAATTTAGAGCGAAAGCTGTTTTTCCCATGGAGGGCCGGGCAGCTACGATAATTAAGTCGCTATCCTGCCAGCCTCCAGTCATAGCGTCTAGATCAGCTAGCCCAGTTTCCACTCCTGTTATTTCGCCTTTCTCTTGATACATGTCGTTGTATATTTCAGTTAAAACATCCATCTTGGTGCGATTATTTTTAATTCCAATCTCCTGCAGCTCCACGGTCTTCTGATAGACTTGCAAAATACCCTCATCACTTGGATTGTTTGCAAAATCAAGCGCTGTTTTTTGCATATCTCGAAGTTTAAAAGCTTCATAGATTAATGTTTGATAGGTTTCAAAATTAATAACAGAAGGAACCGCACTTGCTAGATCTACAAGATAAGAGGTACCACCGATCGCTTCGACTGTATCCCCTAACTCTGTAACTACTGTCACCATTTCAACAGGCTGTCCGGAGGAATCAACATCACGCATAGCCTTAAAAATCCGTTTATGCCGCTCATCTGCAAAATGCTTTGGCTCCAAAGTGGTTTCCTTAATCAGCTCGCCCTCAACAAGGATACAGCCCAACAGGCTCTCTTCTGCTTCAAGGTTTTTTAGCATGTTTTGCATTTCGTTCCCACTCTTTCTGTTGCTCTAAAAATTCATTTTTTTCTGGTTGTTTGACGCTAATCTCTGCAATTGTTGGAGGGAATGGTTTATTTGCAATATGCTCATTTATCTTTGTTTTTGCGGCTTGGAACGGCATTTTTTGAAGATGGTCCATCCACAATTCAATTCGCTCTTTCCCAACATCGCCGCTTAAATCAAAACGCGGATATGCTGCGGAAAGCCGCAACAATAATTTCATTGCTTCTGCTTTTTCCAAAGTAATCACCTTCCTAATTCACCTTAATGCCGTTCTCTCTAGCATAATCCTCAAGAGCAGCAAAGCTTTTTTCTTGTATCGATCCGCGCGGCCTAAATTCTGAGATATTAGAAGGCTGTTTTTCGCTTTGTTTAGCAGCCCATCTATCGCGAATAATTGGTTCACAGTAAGCAAAAGAATTTATCTTGTCCCCTGGATATTTAGGTTTATATTGATCAAAAATTTCATCTATCCAAGTCAAAACATCATCGATAGGTATCTCTGCCTCTATGACCCTTTTAATTGCCGCTGTATCTATAGCAGATAAAAATATAGAGCCTTTTCTCGAAGTGAATTTATCTTCGATTTTTTGGAAAGAAGTCGAGCCCTCGTCCTTCAGCTGAGGTGCTCTTGGCTTGTCTTTAGCCTTACTTTCATATGCAGGTTCTTCAGCAGCACCTTGGAATTTCGAATAATTTAATACGGTCCAAAGCATTCCGTATTCAGTTTCCTCTGCAGTAATCATTCCTTTTGCCTGAAGCCTTTCAGCTGCAGCCTTTACTGCGGCTCTTGTGAATTTTGTTAAACCTCTGCCCTTTTTAATCGCTAAGTCATCACATAGTTTTGAATATGAGCGGATATACTGACCTTTTTTCAACTCATAATCATTAATCTTCATACCGTCCTGAAACGCAGCTTTGGTAATTAAAAAAGTGAACAACCTAAAGCCAACATTATCTGTAAAAATCTCATGATCGACCATTGACTTATATAGTCTCACCCATCCAGCCAAGGGCTTCGCCTCCTTTCCATCGCTATTTCTTTCTGCAGATAGCTTTTAACCCTTTGATTGTCACAAGAGTAAGATTGGGTTCATATTTTCGAAAATAGGTTGAAACGTACATTAATAGAGTGTCCTTACGCATATCTGGGGCCACTGTCTTGGCCAATGACACATAACAATAAGGGTAAGGAACCGCAATTAAGTCATTGTCAGTCATGGTATATAAACAACCTTTCCAGTCAATTTCATGATGTCTTCTTTAAAAAGCTCCTCGTCGCTGTTTGATTCAGAAAGATGCAGCAGCCAAATTTCCTGAACCCTGCTCAAGTCATTTGCCTTCAAAAACTCTTTTACGTTTTCTAAACTGAAGTGCGACTGTAAGAGTCGTCTTTTCATAAATGGCGGTGTACGGCCGCTTTCGATGTTTTCGTTCAGTATTTCATTCGAGTAATTGCATTCCACCATAATGTGAGTGAGTCCTGGAAACTTATATTTGATGTAATAGGTATCAGTGGCAAACAGAAGCTTGTCACCATCCTCATTAGCCAACAGAAAGCCATACGGCTCCGCCACATCGTGCTGCACGTCAAAGGGCATAATAGACCAAGAACCAACTTTAAACGGCTGTTTAGCGCGCACAGGCTTTATTCTGTGATGAGAAATACCAATTGCTCCGGCCGTCCCAGGAGACATGTAACAATCAATGCCGGCTTTCAGAACTTCCTTAATTGCTTTGCAGTGATCCCCATGCTCATGAGAAACAAGGCAGCCAGCGAATTGAGACATTTTATACTGAAACCCCTTCTGCATTTGTTTAAAGTTGATGCCGCATTCCAAAAGAAGTGGGGTCTTACCATCGGTGACCCGATAGCAATTCCCCTTACTGCTTGATGACAGGGCTGTAATTTCAATCAAAAATCTGGTCCGTCCGATTCAAAGACTGAGGGCTTCTCATCTTTTTTTGTTGGTTGGGGCTCCGGCTGTTCTGGTTGTGGATCCGGAATTGGTTCGATATCGATAACCTCTGTATTCGCGTTTTCCTCAATTTGCTTCTGTACTTCGGCTGGAGTTACATCTACACGTTCGTTGTCATATTCGTTTTCTGTTGAATTATTAATCGCCTGTACAAGTAAATCGCTGTCATCACTTGTGTTTATAAAAGATTTTGCGGCACGATTGATAACAGTTCTTTTGGCCATTTCCTGAGGAAACTTGTTTTGAACGCTCTTTGTTTTCGCTTGAGTCCATGAAGTTTCAATTTCTTTACGCGTCATAACAGTTAATATTTCTTCATCTTCTATTGTTTTTATAACTGCATAAGCCCCTAAAATATCGTTGTCTCTGTTCTGGAATTTGGTTTCATGCTTAAGTAGCTTTTCGCGCCCGCCCACAATCTCGTAATCGAATACATCACCATCAAAAATTACGTTTGACCAAATATCCTTGACATTGGTCAGCCGTTTAAGCACAGCTTGTGTTCCAAAATAAGAACGATTAAGTTGTAGTTGGTTTCCATAAACTATGAAGTAGCACTGTGTCTTTGCTGGACTTAAACCTTGAACAACCATATCTAACAAAGAGTTAGCTATTGATTCCCTAGAACACACTTCCAATGCAGGCTTTCCGTTTTTATCTCTTACTTCTTGCAGTTTAAAAAAAGCACTTTTTAAAGCATTACTTGCGTTGTAGTTAGAAGGCAGGACTAACCCATCGTCCTGCAATCTGGTTAAACTTTTGTTCACATCATCAGTTATATCTTTTTGAATAATTGCCAATTGATTCTGGCTATTCATTTGAATCCCCCTCTTGTGGCGCAGTCAATAATAGTTGCTTCTCCCTTGGAGTACATGCTTCTTTGACACTTACGTGAGTTTCAACTTTGATTTCACTGTCAAACTCGTCATAATAGCCACGTTCAAGACATCTGTAAGCATCCTGTGCGCTGTCAGCAACAATTAACGATTTAGTAGTTTTGGTCTCAACATGTTCGATAATGTAATAGGCTCCCATTAGATTGCCTCCTGAACGAGTTCGTCTTGAAACTCAACACGAAGCTGTTTATCTTTCTCGGAAACAATCAGACTGAGGATCTGTGAATTTGTGTTGATCAATTTTGTCACCGCTTCAGAGTTATCAACGAAAATAGGAGCAGTGATTCCGTAGTAATCATTAAGGGTATTAATGATGTCTAACCCAACGTTAATACGTGCAGCATTGTTTAAGCCGGACGAATACGGCACACCTTCATAAAGGGTTTCGCACGTCTCTTCAAGTCCTCCGTTGATCTGGTCTTTGAAGAGCTTGAAGCGAGCATATTTAAACTTGCTGTTTATCTTCTCTTCGAGGAGATTCACTTTAGTGCGAACAAATTCCTCAGTCAAAAAGAGTTGGTGTTGCAGCTGTTCATATTGTTCTGCTAACTCTTTTTGTTCTTGCTCAAGCTGTTTTACTCGGTCATTAACATGCCTTGCGTGCTCAATTTTCGCTTGATCTTTTTGAAGCAGCAGAATCTCTTGTTTTTTACTATTGATATCATCCTTAATCAATTGAACGGCTTGATCTGTGGAAGATTCTAAATGTTGAATTTCATTCCGGACGGCCTCAATTTCAGCTTGTTTATTTTGATAAATTGGATCCGCTGAAATATCTGATCTATTGCTTTGCGCGCCCTCTAATTCTTTTTCAAGTGATAATAAAGTCTCTTCTTCACTCTTATAGGCATCCTGTAAATTAGATATTGCAGCTTCTAATTCCTGAATAGCATCCTCAGACTTTTCTTTTTGACTCTTAACCGACTTGCCTTTTTCATTGATTTCAGCTAAAGCTAGGCTTTTATGAAAATTGAAGTTTTCAATGGCTTGATCAATTTTTTCTTTCGGTAATTCTTGGCCGCATGTAGGGCATTCAGTTTGATGTTGATCAAACGTCTCCTCATTCTTGTCGCACCAACTCTGGCGCAGCGACTCGATTTCCGTATTTAATCGATCCAAATTGTCTTTTTCAAGTGATAACTGCCGCTGATTCGATTTAATCTCCATTGAAATTTCATCAATCTTGCTTTTCACAGGATATAGCTGCTCTTTAATCTCATTGATCTTTTTGTATTCTTTTTCCTGATGACCATTTTTGATTTCCTGAAGATCATTCTGCAGCTGGAGAATTACTTTCCTCTTCTCAGAAATAGCTTCACCATTACGAGCTGAACGAAGTTTCTCCTCCAATGACTCAACTTCTTTTTGAAGAAAATTTATCTCGTCATGTAATTCTTGTTCATCTAGCCCAGATGTATCTTCGACTGTTCGCTGGACTTCATCGATTCTTACCGGTATTGCATCGAGCTGTTTGTTTATCTCGCGCTGTTTTCCCGCGATCAACTTTCTATGCTCTTCAAGCGAACGTTTATTTAAGACACTTTCCAAGGCAGCCACAGAAGGGTTTTTACTGAATACTTCCTCGGCTGTTACATCGCCGCTAATCTCAAGTAGAATCTTCCGTCTGTCTTGCCATTTCAATTGCTCATTGAAGAATGATGGAGAAGTAATGAGTTTAAATTTATCTTCTTCAATAATTGAGCTGACTCGATCATTAAACTCTTTTTTCTTTGATGGCACTTCGTTAATAAAATAGTCAGTGGTATGCCCAGAGAATACGGCTTCAGCACTACTCCGCTTTCTTGTCCACTTCTCGGAGTACACCTTTTTCAGAGACAATTCAGCTCCATCGATCAAAAACAACCCACTGACTTCATGATTCAATCCGCTAATAGGCTTGTTTTCTTTTGTTAGCGTTTTAATCTGAAAATCTTTTTTGTTTTGGCTGTCCTTATCGAATAAGAGCCAAATAAAAGCATCAAACAAAGTTGTTTTTCCTGTTGCATTATCACCGTAGACCTTAACGTTCTCGCCTTGAGTATCAAGAGTAAAATGTTTAATCCCCTTAAAATTACGCAGTTCTAATTTGAGCAGTTTAATTTCCTTTTTCATTTGGCTTCACGTCCTTTCTCTTTAAACTTGCGAGAAAGATACTCATTTCGCGCCTCAGCTGTCGGGAAGTGAAAACATGGATTCCCCTTAAGATCATAGGAAATTGATCCACCTACAGTGGTAAGATTAATTTGATCGCGACGATGATCACTAAACGGCTCAGTGTAAAAAACTTCATTCATTTGTCAAAGACCTCCAAAGATTTGATTTTTGGAAGGTGATACAGTACACTATCAATACCAAAGTTTGTAACACCTTCTACGGCTCGCTCTGCAAAGCGAGCTTTTTTTATTTCGCTTTTTGAAGTAGTTCCTGAACACTATCAGGAATTTTGTGTTCACATTTGCTGCAATAAATTTTGTAAGATCGTTCTTCGACCTTTCCGCAATTAGGGCACTTCCTTGGCGGAATAACCAGGTAAAACACCGAAAATCCTCCTTTCTGATGCTTGTACGCATCGTCAGACCAGAGAGAGGATGGTGGTAAAATAAAGGGGGTTTAGGATGGATAAAAAAGATCTCCCCCTGGCCTGACGACAAGAACAAGCTTGCCGTGCTCAATAAAGAGCGATATAATACTTTCATAACGTTTTATATTTTCCTTAAGCAGTGAGTGTAGGAGCTTGCTGCTTTTTTATATTTTCAATAGCCTTCTTCGCCTCGGCATTCACCAGAAGAATCTGTGCTGGATTCCTCTTTACTTCCCGACAATGATTTACAACCTCAGAAGCTTTCATTAAACGGCTTGCAGATAATACAAATTTCATTCAAATCATCCCCTCTAACTTTTTTTCAAAAAAATCTTTTGACGGAATCACTTCAACAATGCGATCGAAGTCTTGCTTGGATTTTATGTAGTGATCTAGTTGTTTTACAGATTTGCGAAGTTCATTAACAGTTTCATTTGCCTTTTTCATATCTCCGTTGGCAACAGCTTTGATTAAACGCTTTGAGTATTCCTCAATAAAAATTTGTTCCCGCCTTGCTGAATCAGAGTGTATTTTTAAAACCATGTCCTCAAGAAGCACCTTTGATTAACCCCCTCGTTAAAAGCTTCATTTTATGCTTGCCCCACATCTTCACCCATGAAATCGAGTATTCCTTACAGAGAACAACGATTAGTTGAGTTAAAGCTGTTATGACGTCTAAACATTCCTGAATCGATTTTTCAATCATTTTTGTATCTGACAATGTTTTGGGATTAACTGAAATATGCTCGACTGAATTTTGTAAGGCATCCAGCGCTTCTGTCATTTGTATTTTGGATTGAACAAGAAGGTTCACCCTATGCAAATCGGCTGTTTCTCCGTCCAAGATTAAAGGCCCCCATCCTGTATAATCAGAAGCTGCTTCAAGAGCAGGACGCGGATCATTATGTTTCTCAGCAAAATACTGGGCCACCTCCGGCTGAACTTTATGGCGGCCACATTCCTGATGAGATACAGATTCACGTGAGAGAAATAATTCATCGTCCATAGATAACTGCTGTTGTGTAAGTTCAGCCTCTTTACGAGCGCTTTTTAGCGCCTTCGGTGCTCTACCAAATTTCACTTTTAACCTCTCCTTTTTCTACCAAACTTTTTTCTTTGAATTGGTAAACTTTAGTTAGAAGATTTTAAGCAGAATCATCAACACTGTTCTGTTCTAGTTGACTAATCCAAGCATTTAGGGTTTCTTGTCGGAAAAATATTTTCTTTCCAATTCTGAAATGCGGAATTTCCTTATTTCTGACCATGGAATAAATGGTTTCTTTATGAACCCTCAGTTCACTAGCAGCTTCCTGAGGGTTTAATGGTTTGTTGCTCATTATGAAATCCTCCTAAGCACTACTTGTTTCTAATTCAGAAACATTTTCGGCAAAAAAATCCGTTATTTTGCATTTTAAATGTTGCGCTAAGGTTGGCAATTGTTCTGCTTTGAATGCGTAAACACCTTGCTCATACTTTAAATAACTTGAACCGGTTTTAAATCCTAACTTTGTTGCCATATCTCGCTGTGAAATTTTCAATTCGATCCGTCTATTCTTGATAAAAACTAAATCAAGTTTCTGCATATCTTTCACTCCTTTCGTTTCTGTTTTAGAAACTTTGTAACCACATAATACAGTTCTGAAATAGAAATGTCAATAAGTTTTGTTTACAATTTAGAAACTTTTTTTATTTCCATAACGGAAACATGTTATCATTTGTCTTACTTAGAAAGTGGTGAAAACAATGAATATAGGTGATCGGATAGTTTTATTAAGAGAAAGAAAAGGTTGGTCCCAAAGGGAACTAGCCCGCCGTGTAGACCTAAATTATGCTGTTATGAACCGTATAGAAAAAGGCACTCGACCTATTACTGATTCAGAAATAATCAAGTTAGCTGAGGTCTTGGATGTCACAACAGACTATCTGTTAAAGGGAAATTCAAACGACTCTCAAATAGATGAACTTTTAAATGATCCCGAAACCCTAATTGCTGGTCGTGATGGAAAAATCACTAAAGAACAAGCAAAAGAACTTTTGGATTATCTTTTGAAAAAAGGGTTCGATGAACAGTAGCAGCTATTCTTTATTCTTAATTCTTAATTCTTTAATTCTTCTTCTGGTAAAACATTCGTTAAACATTTGTTTAATAAAAAGAAGTCTAAGTGTTAAATAAAACTTTTTGTACCCCCTAAAAACATAGATACATCAAGGGTTTATGATAGGTGCACACTGTAAAACAAACTGTTTAACATTCATTGAGTTAAATGAAAGATAAAGAAAACATAACTGGAGTAAAAAGGGGAACTAAAATTGTTTAAAAAATTGGGGACTTTACTATTAATCACTTCACTGATATTGCTAGCAGCATGCAAAAATAGTGAAGAGTCTTCTACATCATCAGAAGACACAAACAATGCAACTGATACCAACACATCAGAAAGCCAAGATATCTCTACTAATGGACCTGAAAAAGTTGGGGATGTATATGAAATTGATGGCGGTACAGCCAAAGTAATGGCCATCAGCAATAAAGAAGCCACTGCGAAAACTGGCCCGATGCAGGTAACTGTAAAAAAAGTAATTGCCGCTGTGGCCAACGAACAAACACCTTTTATTGAGGTTCAACTTGAAGCAGAAAATACATCAGATAAAGTAGTTTATTTCGGCCCAGATGATGCAAAATTAGCAACAAGCACTGGGGTACAAGTCAATGAGCCATCTTCTGACGATAGTGACAAATTTCTTGGAGAGTATGTGGGGAAAGTAAATGATAGTGGATCCGTCTTTTATATTTTTGAAAATGAAGAGGATATAAAAGACTTAGATTCAATTCGGCTAAGAATCTCCCTTCCGGTTGATGAGGACGCAAATGCTTTAGGAGACGATCTTGATTTAAAAATTAACTTAGAGCATTAAAAACAAGCCCTATTTTGGGGCTTTTCTTTAGAAAATAAAACCGAACATAAGTTTGCATTTCGTTAGTAGGAGGCTTTACCTTGTATCATTTATCACTTCTTGAGGAAAGAATACGGACAATTTACACCGGTATCGGTATTACAGAGCCTGGTTCATGGGACTTGGAATTAATTGCAGATAGGTTAAAAATAATAGTCCATTACAAAAACCGTTCATCTGCAGCAGTAAAACTGCTGGGAATGGCTTGCATTATTCTTGATTCGCGAATATCCAAAAAAAAGCAATGGGAAGACTTTTCCCATGAACTGTGCCATCACATAAATCATGTGGGTGTTCAATACAAATTACCCCCACTTTTTAGAGAATTACAGGAGAATCAAGCAAATGCATTTATGTATCACTTTGCTGTACCTAGCTTTATGCTGAAAAACATCAAATTACCGGCAACCAAGCGGGAATCTATAAGCCTCATATCTGATCTTTTTCAGGTTACTCATCCTTTTGCAGAAAAAAGATTAGATATGTACATTCGCAAACTATTAAGCGATAAGTATCAGATTCTTTTAACTCAGAAAAACATGGAAAAGGAGAGATTGGCATATGCCTAGTATTGAAAAAAGAGGAGAAAAATCTTTTCGTCTAATAGTAGAGGTGGGCACTAAGGGGAAGCGGAAAAAAGAAAGAAAACCAATAAGGATTGAGGATCCAGCTTTACTAAAATCAAAAAGAAAGTTACGTGCCTATTTAGAAGCTGAATGGTACAAATTCAAAGCTGAAATCGAAGCCGGCGCATATATCAAGCCCGAGAAGAGAACCTTCAATATGTTTGTAACTGATTGGGAAAGTAAATATGCATTGGACCATCTTGATGATAAAACAATAGAAACATATGAGTACATAATGGGGAAGGAGATTAAACCCTGGTTTGGTGATATGTACTTAGAAGATATTCAACCAATTCATATCTTGAATTTCTTGGACGATTATAAAAAACAAAATGAAAATATTTCTTCTTCAAGTATTCATGCAAGATATCGCATTATAAGAGATATCTTGGGAAAAGCGGCTGATTGGAAAATCATCGCGGAAAATCCAGCATTAAGTGTAAAGCGGCCAAAACAGGAATATAGAGAGTATGAAATATACACAGAAGAAGAAATCCAATATATATTCCAACTTTTAGATCAATATGCACCATTACGTAATAGAGTATTTATCAAGTTTGCATTCACTGGTGGCTTCCGCAGAGGTGAACTACTAGCTATCGATGAATCTGATTTATTGTTTGATACAAACCAGGTTAGGGTCGATGAGTCTTTACAATACACTAAGAAGCATGGATACACATTTAAAGAACCTAAAAACAAGTCATTCCGTACAATTGCTTTGCCTTCCGAAGTGATGAATGAAGCTGCGCTTTTATTAAGGGAAACAAGGAAAAACAGAATGAGGTTAGGTGAATTGTGGATTGGATATGAAAAAGACCCGAGTAAATTATTACTGTTTGGAAGTGATTATGGGAAACCGCAATATCCAACTTCACCTAATACATGGTGGCAGCGGTTTACTAAAAGACATAAAATAAAGCCGGCAAGATTACATGATATGAGGCATACACATGCAACAATGTTGATAAATCAAATTGGTAAGGTTCCTGGGTTAAATATTAAAGCAGTTTCTGAAAGACTTGGCCATGCTAATGTGCAAACAACTTTAAACATATACACTCATAGCAATAACGAAGCTGATGTGTTAGTTGCTGATGCAATTGGCAACATGCTTTACAGCGAACATTTAAAATCGGGGACTAATTAACCCAAATGTCCCCAATCTGTCCCCAAATAAAAAAAGGCAAAAAAAATAACAGTTCCATATTTCGCGGAAACTGCATAAGATCAACGTATTTTAGATAAGCTTCCAAGCGGGCTCGAACCGCTGACCTCTTCCTTACCATGGAAGTGCTCTACCTGCTGAGCTATGGAAGCAATGGCTCCGCAGGTAGGATTCGAACCTACGACCGATCGGTTAACAGCCGATAGCTCTACCACTGAGCTACTGCGGAATAATATAAAGCTTCATAAACAAACATGGTAGAATTAATAAATCT